TTCTTCAGCTTCTTCTGTTTCTTCAGCTTCTTCTACTTCTTCAGGTTCGCCTAAATCAATAATCTCATCTTCAATGTCTTCTGCTTCATCTTCCTCAATTATTTCTAAATCTAATTCTTCATCAAGATCTTCAGTTTCTTCAACTGTAAAATCTTTTGAAAATTCAGCAAAGTTCTTAATTTCTTGATATTCGTTTAACGATACAATACCTATATTGTTTTTAAACTTCAAATATGAGTTAAATAATCCTTCATTAATACCCTCGCTTAATTCTGTTTTTGAAAAATTATCAAAAGAAACTTCTTGATTTGATTCATTCATTGTTTTAAGATAAAAATCTATTTGTTTAATATTCATTAGAATGTCTTTTAATTTTTAATGTTATTTTAATTATATATCATATATTTATATGGAAAAAAGTGAAAAGTTTAAACAAAAATGGCCCTCAATTAAGAAGGCCATTTAAGAGTGTTTGCGTTACTATTTAAAGTCTATAGACTTACGCCAGTAGCTTTAAATGTGTAATACATAGTTTCAGGATGGAATCCTGCATCAACTAATGCGTACCGAGATTTAACAGCAACTTTCGGAGCCATTGTCCCTTCAGCAATAGTTTGAACAGATTCAGCCATTAAGTAAGGCATGAAAACAACACCTGGGCCATTTCCGTCACCTTTCATACCAACACAGATTCTACCATCACCCCAAGCCATGTTAGGGTCAGTGTAAACGTTAACACCTGCAACAGAACCAACTGGGAATAAAGATCCAGCAGCTTGACCGATTGCATTTTGCATTGGATATGCTTGGAAACCAGCAACTGATTGTAATACTGTAGCAGTTTTACCATCTACAACTGCGAAGTTACCTGCACCTCTACGACCGCGTAAAGCGATAATGTTAGCAGCAGCTAAAACAGCAGAAAGAAGTCTTCTTGCTTCAGAACCTTCAGTTTGTCCACCTGTGAATGTAGAACTCAAAGCGAATGTATCAACACCAGCAGCATCCCCACCTACTAGATAACCAGCAGCAGCAGCATTAGCTGAACCATGATCAAATAAACGACCAAGGATATGTTTGTTGATAGATTGAGTGATTTCATTAGTTAGAACAGTTTCAACTTGAGCAACAGCATCAATACCGTATTGTTTCAAATCTTGTACTTGTTCACGAGTAACAGCAGCAGCAACCTGAAATGTTTCAGCAGCTACTGATTTGTTAAACAATGAAAGACCCATAACTTTAGAATCTGTAGATTCACCAGCACCTCTTGAATAAGGATTTCCGTCAGCTTGACCTGAGAAACCAGCAATGTGATCTTCTAAAGCTTTTACAGCTTCAGCATCAGCATAACGGTCTGCAGCAGTTTCGCCATCAGCAATTGCATCAACGATTTTAATAATGTTTTTTCCATCGATACGACTTGTACCAACTACTTCATCATTTCCTTCTGCTGCAAGTGCAGATTTTACAAACCAAGGTCTTTTACCACCATCATAAATAAAGTCTAAGTATGAGAGTAATCCCATAGGACCGCTCATTGGTACAACTGGAACTAAGTCCAAACCAATCGTTTGAGCAGCGACTTGCATAGCTAATGGAAGAAGTGTTGGAGCTTTATCTCCAGAACCATCTGCTCCACCTTGAACAGGTAAAACAACATCACCCATACCACTAAGGCTCATGTTAGGATCTAAATGTAGGGTATCTTCATATAGCTTATGATAATGACAATATTCTGACATCCAGCTCAATTTAGCATCTTCATTGATGCCAGTTGCTGATTCAATAACAGGTGCCCATGTAGCACGAATTTCAGCTTCATTAATATGTTTCATAATATTATTGTCTTTATTTTATTTTTTAAAACGCATTGCGAGATTCTTTTGGAAACCATCCAAGTAAGATTCTTCAACCAGTTTTTTAACTTTCGGAGCATCAACTTTCTTGCTTTCAAGCTTTTCTAAAACAACTTTTCTAGCTTTCATGTTTCTGCCTTGCCAAAAACTGTCAATTTGATATTGAGAATTTAAATTGAAATGCGTAGCTTGTGCATATATAAGATTTTGATGTTCTTCAGTTAATGATTCCCATTCTTCTTTATATTCACTTGGCATAAGCTTAACGAACTTAGGCTCAGTATCTTTGTTTTCATCGAACTCGTTATTCCATTCAGTAATAACATCGCTCTCGTTAGTATAGTTTTTGCTTTCAAAAACTTTAACTAATCTTGCTTTATTATCATCTGAAAGAGAATCAAATTCATTGCGTTTTTCTTGACCTACGAATTTTAAGAAGTGTAGATCACCTTCGTCAGTCGCTGCTGTTTGTTTATGAGCAGCATTTACTAATTCTTCTAGCTTTTCAGCTATTTCAGATTTATAATTTTTTGCTATAATCTGTTTAGAGTCTTTAACTCTTTTAATTTTTTCATTTTCATAAAAATCTTCTTCTGGCTTTTCTTCCTCAATTATTTCTAAATCGAGTTCTTCAGCTTGAAGCTCTTCAGCTTCTTCGATGTCTTCTGTTTCTTCAGCTTCTTCTACTTCTTCTACTTCTTCAGCTTCTTCTACTTCTTCAGCTTCTTCAGGTTCGACTAAATCAGCAGTTTCATCTTCAATGTCTTCTGTTTCATCTTCCTCAATTATTTCTAAATCAAGTTCTTCATCAAGTTCTTCCAATTCATCATGATCTTCATTAAACTTCTGTCTAATTTCATCAATTGAAAGTCCAATATAATCTGAGTAATCTCCAACAGTTTCTAAATTTTCTTTAAGATATTCTGCATAATCAATAACTTTACTGATGTTTTCACCTAAATAATTTGTGTATTCTTGGGTATTTTCTAAGTTTTCACCAAGATAATTTGAATACTCTGTAACTTCTTTAGTAGACTTTGCAACATGCTCGGCATATTGTATATTGCTATCAAGATTTTCACCAAGATATTCTGTATATGCAACAGTATTATTTAAATTCTTTACAAGATAGTCATTATGTGAAATAACCTTGTCAAGAGTTTCTGCTAAATACTGTACATATTTTAAAGTTTCTTCTGGTTTTTTATCTTCCTTAATTGGTTCTTTTATTGTATCTTTAATCTTGTTAAGCTCAGATGAAAGATATTTTGAATACTTGTTAAAATCTTCAACTTTAACTGCTTCTGGTGTAGAAGTAACCTCAGTTTCTTTTATTGCTTCATCATAACCTTGAACTTCAAAGATTTGAACATTTGAATCATTATCAAAACCTAATGATTCATTAACCCTTTTAAGTTGTGCATTTTCAAAACCAGGATCTGCAACTAAATCATATGTAAAAAGTTTTTCAATTTGAACATGGCCATTTTCTTTTACAGAACCAGCGGCTCTACTTGAAATATGAATTGGGATGCCAGCATCAACTAATGCTTTGGCTTCTTTGCCTGCACTAGTATCTAACAGTCTTAATCTACCTTTAACTAAACCAGAATCTTCTTCATATATTAGTTCTTCAATCATATGAGAGACCTTCGATAAACTAACATCAAACTTTTCTGGATGATCAAGTTCACCTAAAAGTGTTCTTGCTTTAATTTTATTCTGTAAAGCTTCTATCTGTGGCAATAGCTCCTTCTTGTCATAAATTCTATTATTCTTATTCTTAATGCCAATTTGACCAAAAACTCCGCTAAGAATATATTCATCTGATTTACTTAGTGGATTGTCACTTCTCTCAAGAATTAAAAGACCTGTATTATTCAACATCTTGTATATTTGTATAGTTTTATTTGTTTTATTATATATTAGGGAATTAAGTTAAAAAATTTAAAAAACTAGATTAAATCGCTCAAATCCTCTTCATCATCCTCTTTATCAAGTTTTTCTTTATAACCTTTATTCTTTTCTAAATCATCTGGAGACATTTTCAAATATCTTTCTATTAAGAAATTTAAATCAAAATATGGTATTTCATTCATATCTGCATCTTCAAATGTTAGATCATTTTTCATTGAAGAAATAAAGTCTAAGCGTCTTGTCATAATTTCAATTTCTTTTAACTCTGCGAACATGTTTTCTTGATTATATGATAAACTTAAATTAGCTCTAAAATTCATATCATCTTTAAGTTCTGGGTATTTTAGTACCACTTGAATATATAATGGTTTTATTAGTATTTCTTGGAATGAACTTCTTAGTCTATTAATAAACTTACTAAACTTAATTTCTTCTCTAATTAAGCTATCTCCTGACATTTCAAAATCCCCGCGACCTTCCCCATACTCAAATCTAGTGAATGGTATCTTACTTGCGAGTTTAAGCTTATCTGAAAAGTAAGTTAATGCTTCTGTATCTGAAAGATCTGGCCCTTCATCTGCAAGTGTTTCAATCTCTGGTCTTTCACCTTCTTTACTTGGTAACCAATACTCTTTATTAAATTGCATCATAGGTTTACCATTAACTTCCATTTTACCTGATTCATAATCAAAGTCAACTACTTCTCTATAATTATTCATCAATGCAGCAAGAGATTGCTTTGCTCTTGTCTTTGATTTGCCGCCTACTGGTATAACAAATTTCATTTTATATGAAGCATTTGTAACTGCCCATATAATTCTTGTATGTTCCATAATACGTAAAAGATTAAATGATCTTACCAGCCGCTCAACATAACTAGAGCGCGACTGTAATGAAATAGAACTATATGATAAATAAATAATCTGAGAATCATAAAGCTTGCGCTCTTTTTGGTGTTCATCTTTGTTTTGAATCCAAACCTTCTTATTTGTTTCAGGATCTACTCCTGGGATAAGTGTTGCAGGATCGAGTTCTTTAAACCCAATAATTTCTTTTTGATCTTCATCATAAATAATTTCAAATGCTAAATAGCCATCAATTAACCACTTTCTAAAAAACGTCCAAGCAGATTGATCTTGATTAAAACCAAAGTATTGATAAATGTTATTAAATGACTTGTTAATATCTTTTCTAACTTCATCTGAAACGTCACTTGAGCCAAAATTTGGACTTGCAAAAAAGTTTCTATCATCATAAACTATTGCTTCATCACACATAGTATCAAGTATATCTTCTACTTCGTCATTTGTTGAAAACTGCCTTAATTCATTTCGTCTTTGCTTATAATCCATGTCAAAGAAGCTAATGTTCTTACGCATTGAAACATCAGTCATTGACATTGCTGCAAATGGGTACCAAAAATCATCTTGCATTGCACCCTGGCCCATAGAACCAAAAAGATTGCTAGTGCCATGAAAGCCATATTTATCTTCCATAACGCCAATTGCTTGAGACTGTCTTAATACCATGTCGTCATAGCGCATGCCCATGTTTGATAAAGTCTTTAAAGCATCACTTGCCTTAAACGCTGTATTTGAAAATGGCCCAAATCTATCTAAAAAACCTGCCACGTTATACTCCTTATAATTAATCTATAAATTGTCTTGTACATCAGATCCCCAATACACAATCTTTTTCTTTTTATCAGTTATCCCCTCGTCTGTGCCTAAATCTGCATATAAAAACTCTCCTGTAATTTCAAGAGTAGCTTCTATATCTTTCTTAATATTTCCAGTAAATTTAACTTTTGGTATAATATAAATTGTATCTTTATCTACATCTCTAAAAGTTTCAAGTTTATCTGGTGTAACTTCTTCGTGCAAACTTAAGATTTCTTCTCTTATGATTTGCTTCAGCTGTGTTTTAGTTAGTTTCATTTTTAATATTCATTGTTTTATTATATATCAATAATTATTTTGTATAGTTGTAGAATTCATCATACACTTCGTTAATATCTGCTCCCGCAATATCTACTAAATCAAGCATTGCAACATAAGTCCACTTATCATAAGATACTAAAGCTTGATTTGATTTTAAATTAGGAATATATTGTCTAACTGCAAACTTAAAACCATATCTTTCTAAGTATGGCTTAATTTTATCATAATTAAGATTAAGTGGTTTTTCTCTTAATGTACGATCTCTTCCTTTTTTAACATTCATTGCTCTCTTAATCTCTTGTTCATATACACTATATACCTTGTCCAAAATAGCCATTCTTGGCTTGTGTGGTAAAAGATTAAGGTTGATTCCTATATCATTTTTCTTTTCCCAGCCTAAACTCAAAACTATAGGGTTTCTATCCCACCAGGGTAAATTAGGCGTCTTTGGGTCTTCATACCTAAATATATAAATCTTCCCTGGTTTAAATCTCGTTGGAGCATGTTTAATTCCTATAGACCTACCCTTGTTAAACCATGTCTTTGCAACATTTGCTGCTTTAGCTTTTCCATGATTCTCCTTAATCATATTATTTACTTTAGTTAAAAAAGATGTCATATACTATCCTCTGTAATAACAATAAAATCCCAACCCTTAGACTTTGCATATTCTTTTCCTGCTTTTATCTTAACCACGTTTTTCATATACTCGTTTGCTAAATACTTAAAACTTTTTATTGAGCTTGTTCTATTTAATTTAGGTTTCTTTGGCTTCTGTAAATGAGACTTTGGCTTAATCTCTACTAAAAATTTCTTTACTGTATTATCTTTTTGTAAAACTTCCATGTAAAAATCTGGGTAATATATGCTTTCTTTATTAGAAAGAGGATTTATGTATTTTATGCCTAATGGCTCAGAACTCCATTTAATTATTTCAGCTTTTTTATCACAATAAATGCAAAATTTCCTTTCCCAGCTACTTCTGTAGATGATTGGGTGCTCACCAACATACTTAGACTCGTTTATTAGTCGGTAATAGCCCTGGTTATATGGCCTGCCTTTAGAAGGTTTTACATCTTTTATACCCATGTTAAATGGAATAAATACCTCCGTCATCATCAAATCCAGAATCTAAGCTTATTGTCCCTTTATATTTTTTAGGATAAAGCTTATTCCATGCTTTTGCATAACCCCGCTTAGCAATTTCTGTGTAATATGCAAATGGGTTTGTATAATCAAGATTAAAATTTCTCCAATATTTAATTAAGTCCATATAAGCAGATGCTAAACAATCTTCTTTATCATCAGGTCTAACAAATGTTAAACGTGTAATAGCGCGCTGAGCAATTAACATAAGCATATCTAATGCTTCTTTAGTTAGTTCATCTTGCTCTTTTGAAATTTTTATCTGTCTATATAGCTCTTTATTGTCTACAAAGTACTTACCGCGCTTTCTTGGCATATATATTTTATTTTATTATATAAGAAATATGTAAAATGTTTATACAACTTATACTGCTAATATATTGTTTTTTTAAATTGTTTCTATTGCGTCTAATTTTATTAAAGATTTAGGAATTAAAATAGGAGTATCATCTGTAAGATAGCAATCAATTAAATCATCATTGCCTTTACTCGTATAGTCTATTGCCTCTAATCGAAAATTTGTTCCTTCTTTATAATCACCAAAATCATCGTTCAATCTTCCAGGAACAAATCCGTCAGATCTAGTTTTTCTTATTTCTTCTTCAATCTTTGTAATTTCATCCACTAATAATTTATCTGCTTCTTTAATAAATATTATTGATTTATCTTCTTCGGCAAGTTTACTTCTCTGCTCCTTTAAGAATGCAAGTTTATCAATTAAGTTATCTTCAATTTTTTGGAGTTGTGCTTTAGCGAGCTCTTCTCCTTCAAGTAAGTCAATAACTTGATTTGAAAAATCATAGTTTACTAAATCTTTCATCTCATTAACGAAATTACTAGCATTATTAATTTTTTCAAATCTGTTCGTAAAAGTAACTAAGTTTATTTCATTAAAATAAATGTTATTCTTGAATCTCATGAAATTAATTTTGGTATTTTCATGTATAGCTGTTGTGACAAAGTCTAGCATAACAAACTGCCTAACATTCTTAAATGCGTTTTCAATTAATGTAATTTCTGGATCACCATAACTATATAGACCTATCTTCAGTAAGTAATCTCTTATTTCTCCTTCAACTAATAAATAGTCATTTATCATTACGCTATCATGTTCATCTAAATTAATTAGTATTCTTGCTTTTCCAAAAAATTCCATGCTATTCTCAGAAAATTTAAATGAGTCTGATACATTAGTTAATACAGTAAAACTTAAAGGTACATCCTTTTCACGAATAGGTTTAACTATACTATTTTTTACTTCATATACTACTTTGTCAAGATAAAATAATATTCTATCGTTCTCTACTAAAATTGGAGAATATACCTTTGTGTTGTCTTTTTTATAAAGAGGGGTAGAAATAGACTCTTTTAGAAAATTGTATGCTTTCATATTTAATTTAAATTTATTCTAAATACTGCAATGGACCAAACCAGTCACCATAGTCAGATGTTCTTTTTATATATATCTCGCTAGTTGACGTATTTTTAAACACAAATCCAGCAAATACTCCATTATAATTTGAACGATTAGATAAAACACCTTCTGCATTAATAATCCCAATTAAATCTTCATTACTTATATAAGAATAATATTGCGATAATCCTTTAAGAGAAGTTTCAGTTACAACATCGCCATCATCTGTAGAAACTAAAAGATTCTCAAAATTGTAATTTTGTATTTGTGATAGTGATGGAAAAAATCCACTAGAATTAAGATTATTACTTATTTTAGAATGCGTTTGAATTTGAACCATTCTAGTTCCTGCAAACATTTCAGTTTCAAATTTAAAGCTTGGAATTGAAGAGCTAAGCTCTACTGAAAATTCAACTTTATATTCTTTTTTATCTGAAAATGAATATTCTATAGGTCTTTCTTGTGTGTAATCTTCTGGTAATTTATAATAATTTGCAATACGATATGTCCCTTCATCTAAATGACCAACATCTACACTGTATGTATTATTCTTATATAAGTTCTTAATTAAAGATTCTGTGATCTTAAAGATATTTAATTGACTATCTAATAATAATGTACAATCGAATAACATTTCAACTGGAATCATTTCAAACTCGCTCGTAAACGTCTTCAATATATTGTTCTCGTCTAGCTTTTCATATTTCCCTCTAATTCCTTTATTTACTAATGAGCTAGAATCAATTGTCATAGAAGACAGTTGAACAACACCTCTTGGAATTTTATCATAATTCCCAATAGCTTTACTTTGATGTTTATCTCCGAAATTATTAATGTATTCATCATCTGAAAAAATAAAGTGGTCATGCATAAAATTATCATCTCCACTTATTGTATAATAAAAGGGTACATCAACTCTAACTCTTTCATCATTACTAATTTGAGTCCAATACCAGACTTTTTTATTTAAGTCTGCTAAAAGACCTATAATAATATGGCGAATTACGCTATCATCTTTGTTAAATTTTAAATTATATGAACTCATTTATTCTATTTTTTCGATATTCATTTTACTAAACCCGTTTTCTTTATATATTTCAATTTTATTATCAAATATTTCATGTGGTAATACTGTGTGATTAATTACAAATGTATTAATGCCATTTTCTTTAATAACTTTATTTAATATTGTTAATATATTATATATTCCGTCTGCGTCAACAGAACTAAATATTTCATCTAAGAATAAAATATTTAATTGTGGAAATCTCATTTTTAAAATCTTTATGATTGCAATTACTACAACAAAATCAACTTTCTTTCTTTCGCCAGTAGATAGCGACCCTATATGTATTTCTTCTCCTAAATGCGTTGCATTCACTTTAAAGCTTTCATCAAATTTAATTGAGAAATTCAAATGCATTTTCTTTAACATTGCAGTTATAGTATTATTTAAAATTGGCAACACGCTTTGAATCGCCATACCCTTTATTCCCTCGTCCCCTATTACTAGATCTAAAACATCAATGAAATGTCTTTCATCTACAAGTTCATTATTTTTTGTCATCTTAATACTCTCTTTTTTCTTAAAGTCTTTAATTAAACTATTAAGATTCTCATATTCGTCATTTGTATTAATTTCTAAACTACTTGATAATTCATTAATATTCCTATTAACATTTGAAATGTTAGCACTTAACTTACCAGCGCGCGTATGTGATTCTTTTTCTTTACTCTTAATGCCGTTTAGTGCTATATCTAATTTATTAACTTTTTCCTCGATTTTAACTAAATCTTCAGGGACTACTTTTACTATTTGTTTATATTTTTCTTTATTATTATCATGCCACTCTGTTATTAAGCTGCTTTCACATGTGGGACATTTCGAAGATTTATAAAGTTTTAACTTTGCAGTAGCTTCATTCAAACGTGAATTTTTCATAGCATGCGCAGAAAGCTCATCGTCTTTTGCTGCTATTATATCTACAGATTTATCAGCAAACTTAACTAAGTTAGCATTTAATTTTTCTTGTTTATCTTCTAAATCTATTAAAGTTTCTTGTAAAATTTTAAGTTTCTTTTTATTCTTCTTAGAATCAAGCGCATGCAAATCGCTAATTTTAGAATTTACATGATTAATTGAATCTGTTACTGCATTTAATTCTGCCTCAACCACAGTAAGTTCATCATTTGTAATCTTTTTACGTTCTTTAATATTTATTTGCATATCGTTAATAATGCTAAAACCAAATATTTTGTCAATTACACTACGTTTATCTGTAGGCGTCATTGTAAGAAAAGATTTAAAATCGTTAATTGATAATATAATAACGTTCTTGAATACTTGATACGGTATTTTGTATATTTCTTTTTCTAAAAAGTCTTCAATACTAGTCTTACCTGCTATATCAATTTCAATGTCATTAATTGTTACTTTAAGATCTTTAGGTTGTAGTTTTCGTTCAATAATTACATCTCTGTTCCCGCACAGTAAGCTAATTTTAGTCTCTAACCCTTTGTTAATTCTGTTAGGTAAATCATTTAACTTCATGTTATCGACTTTCCCATAAAGCGCAAATACTATTGCATTTGAAATGGTGCTCTTGCCGCTTCCATTTTTACCGACTACTAAATTTAATACAGTCGCTTCATCTTTAAATTCTATTCGTTGCGTCTTATTTCCATAGCTCGCAATATTCTTAAACTCTATATATTTTATTTTCATATCTTCTGACAGTCACTGTATAATTCTAAAACTGTATCTAATATCCTTTTCTTTAATTTATCATCATACGTTGTACTAGCAATATGCTTTTTAGCAAGATCCACTATATCCATTGCACTACCACTAAAATCACTCATGTGATATATGCTAAGATTTATATTTTCATTTTCATCATATATTATCGGGTCTATTGTTTTTGAAATATTTTGAAGTTCTTGAAGCAATAATGACATATTATATTTACTTGCAATTTTCGATGGTATGTATAAGTCTATATAATTATTACATACTACTTTCTTTAACTCTTCTAGCTTAAAATCAAGTATCTTGTCAAGTGGTATTTTCAAAAACTTAGGGCTATAGTTATTCTCAAAGAAGACAATTTCATCTTTTTTAATATCATATAATGTCACGCCTTTAGAGTTCTTTGTATCAGAGCGTGTAATTTGATAAGGGCAGCCTAGCATTTGTACATTATCATATAGAGCTCTATGATGTATATGCCCAGAGAATACTTGCTTAAATTTCTTATAATTTGCAATAGGTACACCATCAAAACTTTTGATCCCATGATTTAACTGCACCCCTGCTACTTCAGAATGGCAAATGACAATACTTGCGCTACTATGTTCTGTAATTGTATTAATTTCTGACTCTCTATCGCTTTGCCACGGCATTAGTAATACTTTTTCTTCTGACCATTCAAAAACCTTTGCGTCTTTTAGTACATGTATATTTTCAACATTCTTTAAAAAATCAAGGCTAGATATATCATTAGTTTTTTTTCTGTAAATGTCATGATTACCTACTATGATGTAAATGGGTAGTATTTTTGCAATTTCTGTATAGACACTAAGAGCAGCATTGCCAACTAATAAATTAAGCGTTTGTCTATTATCAAACATATCTCCAGCATGTACGAGAACATCACCCTTTTTAACTTCTTTCTTAAGTAATGGTATAAAAACTTTTCTATGATAGTTCTCTATAGTATCTTGCCACATTGATGAATTTGCTCTTGCACCCCAGTGCGTATCAGAAATCATCCATATTCTTTTAAAATTATTCATATTTAAAATAGCTTATGTATCCCCATTCTTTTTAATGCGTTAGTGCTTTTATCTAATTCATCTATTAAATCTTCTTTATACTTATTAGACAATGAGTTATAAAATTTCGTATGTGTAATATTAAAATAATTTGAAACGCCAGCATATAATTCTACTTTCTTATAATTATTACTTAGACTATCTAGTGCTATCCCATAAATTTCATTAATTGCTTCTTTATTAAGTTTAACATATTTATTATTATCATCTTTTTTGAGGTATATTGGATTTTTTAAAGCTTTAACGATTTCATGAATTTCAATTTCAAGATTCTCTAATCTTGAAACTTCTTCAGCGTTACATGCACTCTTAAGTGTAAATAATATTGGTTTTGAAGTATCTAAGCTCTTTTCCCAGAATGTATTATTAAATATTTTATCTCGTTTTTTCATCATCTGTCATTTGTTTTGTGAATATACTGCTGGTACTCGTCTGTGTAGTTTCAGTTATTCTCATGTGCGAATAATCTATATCTAGCTTGAATTTTAAACCCTTTCCCTCACCATCTCTGACTTTTAAAAGTTTTAACCAGTATGTATTATCAGCATGCATTTCATCATTTTGTATAATACCAAATACTGCGTCTGCTGTGTGAGCAAGGCCTGCTGATTCTGCAATAACTCCCATTGAAATCTCTGAGCTGTCCCAGCCAGATCTATTAATCTGCGTTGCTGTAATAATTAGCCAATCATTTCTTACAGCCATTGCTCTTAAATCTTCTGCAATTTGTTTAATCTTCATATAAGTATTTTCAGAATTTGTATTTCGATAATTTGCAAGAATGTTAATATAATCTATAACAATTACGGATAATTTAATTCCTTTATTTTCTTCAATTTCTGTAAGATGAAGTTCAAGGTCATTAACTGTAGCTTGTGAAGTAGGGAATTGTTTAATATACAATTCTCCAGGAGGAACTAACCCTACTGTAACTCTATCAAGACGCCGTTTCATATATTTTTTGTTTTTTGACTTTGTATCATATTCTGCCATTGTTATATCTAGCACGTTAGCACCTATTCGCTTTACGAATTTATGATCTGACATCTCTAGAGTTATAACTGCAACGTTATGACCCATTCTCATGAAATTCCCTGCATCGTTTGCAAGAAATATGGACTTACCAATGCTCTGCTCTCCTGCATAAACAATAAGACTCTTTTTATCAAAACCACCGCCAAGCGCTTGATTAACAAAGTCATAATGACTTGCAATTTTTTCTTCGCTCTTTTGATTATGATTGTCAAAATTAAAAAAATCTAATCCGATATCAGAAGTAAATGATATAGCATTTCTATCATTAATTAAGATTTTTGCTTTAGTAATAATGCTTTCTACAGTTTCTGGAGTAATCTCAGTAGTCTTAATGTACTCAACTGTATCTATCAACGTTCTATCAAAATTACGCCAGCGTATCCAACCTTCTGCTGTTGATTCTAGCCATTCATTGTCATATTCACTTAATTCAACATTATATACTAAGTCAATGATATTATCTTTAATTCTATTCTTTGCCTGCTTACTATTTTGAACAAGCAACTTCATTTGACTTGAAGACGGAGTCTCTTTAAATCTTTCATAAAATTTCTTAGCAAGCATTGACATAATATCAAGTTCTTTGCTCGCATAGAATCCTGCTTGTATTTTATTTAAATACTTAGGTCTTTCTAACGATAGTGCATAAAATACTTTTTCAAAATCTTGTGATATATTCATTATTCGAATGGGTTTTTAATTATCATATATTGTTTCTTATCCTCTGTTTCGCTTACTAGTTTAATTATCCCTTGTTTTATAAGATCTTCAATTGCTACATCAACTTTATCATCAAAGCCTCTAATATATGAGTGTTTAATTTTAATATCTGAGAAGCTCATACTCCCGTTCCATCTAATATGATCATGCTTCTTTTTAATGAGTATATAAATTAAATCATTTGCATCTGGCCATGAATCTAATTCTTTCTCAATACCTAATATGTGTTTAATTTTGAATTTATCTCTATTAAACGTTAGCTTCTTCTTCATCAACTTCTTTAGTTTGGCTTAAAAAATCTTCAGTCGTCTCATGATCTTCAACATCACCATAATTAAATAATAGCTGGATTTTTTCATTTATTTTTTCAAGTACTTCTTGTGTAAATACTTTGCTTGTAAAAAAATCTGCATTTGAAACTGTTTCATCAAGATGCTTACAGATCCATTGCCTAGCTGTTTTGACTAAAACCTTTTCGCCTTTTACTATCTTTCCCTTGGCAATACCAATATCTTTCCAATCAATATACTGCTCAAGCCCGACATAAGGATTCATCCCTTTAGTATAATGAATATGAAATTTTATAGGGTTAGGTTTTGCAAATCTATTCTTGTTTGGCTTTGCAGTAACAATAATTCCTGCTTTTACATCTTTTTCTTTTAGCTGTGCCTTTGTCAAGAATAAAATAATCGAAGCAGAATATTCAGGGCCTGTTCCACCGCCTGCAACTGATTGGCTAATAAAGCTCTGTGTCATATACGTATGATTTGTAAATATCATAGGTATTTTACATTCTGCTAATCTTACTGTAATGATTCTAAATATGCTTTTTAGTACTTTTGCTCTTGTCATATCAGCTTTGCTAGAACCTGTTATTGCATCATCAACTTCTTTATCTGTTGCAAGACTTCCAGCTGAATCCAAAATAACCATTAACTTCGGCACATCTTCATTCTTACGAAGTCTCTTTTGCACAAAATCTGTAAGCCCAGTAATTTTTGTTCTAAATTCTTGAACTGTCGCGACTGGTTCATATCGAACTTTTGTAGTATCAATATTAAATTTAGCCATAAGTTCTTTATCCACTGCAGCTTCAGAGTCATAAAATACAATGTTATAGCCCATCCTGATTGCTTCTCTAATTGAATTTAATACTAAAAATGTTTTTCCAGTACCGCTTGGTCCTGCAATGGCCATAGTTCTATTATTTGGCCAACCCTTAAATAATGAACCTGAAAGACATGCGTTTAGTGCATAATTTCCTGTATTTATAAATTCAGTTACATCTGCGAATGTAGATTTATCCATTCTAGTTCCTAAACTAAATGTCGTTGATGACTTTTCTAGTTCAGCGTTTAAATCATCAAATGAAAATTTTGATTTTGCCATAAGTTTATCCTTATATTATTTTATCGATAAGACCCATTGATTTGCAAGTTTCAGCGTCCCATAGCAAATCATGTTTTAATATCTCATCTAGTTTTTTCATTGGTACTTTAGTATATTCCTTATATACGGACTTAATAGTATTCATCATTAAGTCTAAATTTTGTTTTTGGTCTTCAAAGTTAATTTCATATAGTCTCCTTAAAAAAGTGTTTTTGCATAAATTAAGTTCGAATTAAGAGTCTTTAAACCTACTGCTTTAATAACTCTGTTCAGCGGATCTAATATTGACTTTTCAAATTGCAAATCATAGTCAACGTTAGGTGCAAATTCATACGGATGCTCATCAGGCATAAATGCAAATACGTTAGATAAATTGTCATCTGTAAAATATATTCTAACTTTTTCACCACTTGGTATATTATGATACTTACTCTTATATTCTGAATTGTTTAAAAGATAATTATAATACCCTGCTGCTCTTACATTTATTGGGCAAGATTTTGCAACTTCAAAATGTGAATAATCATCTATAATGTATTTTTCAATGTTATTGACTCGTTTACTAAAGCTAATTTCTTCAATATTTGCTAACTTAAATTCTTTCTTAACATCTTTAAGAAATGAAACAAGTTCACTTAAATTTGGATTATCATCTTTAAACATTAAAATTAAAGCTTCTTTTAATTTAGTTCTTACAAAGCTAGGGCTTGATGATTGGACAATTTCAAAACCTGTAGCTTTAATAAATTCTAACTTGTTATGATCAATGCCAGGATCTTCCCATGCAATGTTTTGAATATATTTCTTTTTTGATAGCCAAATTGCAGAATATGCAATAGTTTCTAATTCAAACTTTAAAAAAGAATCAGTGTTCCATTTATCCGAATATTTATAAAGTACATTTTTAATATAGTTTTTTAATCTATATTCATATATGTCTTTAATGAATTCTGTTACATCACCATCATAATTTGCATTTTGATAAACTTCTTCAAATGAAACATAACAAGAATCTGTATCAATATATATAACTACGGCGTCCTTAATTGAATCAGTAACTTCAATATCTAATAATTTATGTAATTCCTTATCTTTATGCCAAAAATCATTAAAATATTTATTGATAGCAACCTCAGTATACAATATTGCATCTTGGCACTGTAGTGTAATTGCTTCTGCTAAGTCAATATTAAAAAAATGAAAATAGTTATTGCCAAAAGCTCCATACATTGAGTTTAAAATTAACTTTACAGCTTGTTCATAATTTCTAAATTTTAAAGATTCTGATTCTGCTATATCGTATTGGTGCTTTAGATCTTCTTTTGATAAGTCATTTAAGTTCATTAATAAACCCTAAGACTTAATTTTCTTCACATACTGCTACAGTTAATGTTGTATTTTTATCTGGCGATTCAAACACTAGTTTATTCTCACATACTGACGTTTTATAGTTATATTTTCCTAACAATGAAATATACTTTTTGTAAAGGGTAGTTTCATATTCACTGGTCGTATTCAAACTATCTACATCAGCAGCAGCAATATTATACATATTGCCAATAATGTTTACTTTATTGTCTTTTAAATGAACTTTAAATGTATCTTTATCTGATTCGAGCTTAAATAATGATTTAAGTTTATTAATCATTTCATGTTCTAATGTAAAATTAAACTTATAATTATTTGCGGATAATATCCCATTTAGCTTATCTTCTGGTATATCTGTAAAACCTAGCGTGGGTTCTGCGCACGCAAGTTCTATAGTTAAATTATCACTTACCAGCATCAATGATGAACCTGTATATGATTCATCTTCTTCGCTTAATGTTAATATACCAGAAATTTCTTTTCCAGAAAAATGCGATAAAGCTTTTAATACTTTTATGCCATCAAAAAACGCCACTTTAACAACTTTAGATTCTATTTTACTAAAGTCACTACTGAAAGTAAATACATCATTCAGATTTGCTCTATGCTGTTTTACTGCATCTTTTTGTGGCAAATAGCAAGTTGATATTAGCTCATCACCAATGATTCTCATATACACAAACTCTGAGATGCTTATAACAGAACTGATGAATTCTGAAAGTTGAGCTACATTTATTTTGTCTATTTTTAAATTTAACATTTATTACTTTCTTTATTTTGCATTTTTAACATTTTGAATATCAACACGCAGTTCTTGTGCTAATCTTTTAACTTCTTGCATTGCTTTACGAATACGAGTTCCAGCTGAGCTATTGCCCTTTTCATAAAATTTGTAAACATCTTTATCAGTGTTCTGTAGCGTTTCTACTAACTTTTCATATGCTTTCATATTATGTGTTTGTTTTATTTTATTTAATTTCTTTTAATTGTTTCTTTATTTTTTCCATTTTTAACTTTGCGTTAAACGCTTTTCCCTTATACTCTTTTCGCTTAGCATATAGAGCTGTTAAAATCATTCTAAGATATGAGTCTTCTTTATCAAAGACGCAGCCATTAATAGTTACTATATTACTTTCATTTTTAGTTTTTTCAACAGCTACTGGAGGCACCTTATTTTTTAAATTTTCTGGAGATATGTTAAATTGTCTCATCATAGATGGATATAGACTTGCAAAGTCAAAACAAGCAACGCCCTTATGAAACCCGACCTTCGGTGCTTTAACGTACGCGCCAGTGTACTTTATTTTTTTCTGTTTTTCAGCATTATCTCTTGCTAATACCTTGTTATTTTGCTTAAATAGCGGTAGCAAAAGACTTTCTGTTATAGTAACAGGAGAACTTGCTCTGTATAAAGTTGATTTAGTCATACTTGCAACTGTATATAGCACATCTGCTAGCTTGAGCTTTTGATCAAGCATATGAACTAATATAGAATCAACGGCATTGTAAAAAACATATTGAGCATATTTCTGCTCATATAGTAATTTAAGATTCATATTGTTTTTAACTTTAGATACACCAAGTACTATATTCGAAACATGCGCTAAAGTTGATGATTCTTTAACTTTTACTGTCCTATCATACTGATGATAGAGTCTCATATAATCTACAATACCAACATGCATTGGCGTGTTATCAGCACCTTCTAGTTTTAATGAAGGGCTTGCAATATCTGGGTTTATTTGTAATCTATAGCAGCGATTAATAATATATGTCCAATCGTAGCTTATGAAATTCCACCCAGATATAATGGGCAATTTACTTATATATTTAGTCAATAGCGTATATACCATATCATACTCAGAATTAAACTTAATATACTTTAATTTCCAAGTATCATCTGTAACTTTAAGAAAATGATTATGTATATCAATTTCGATATTTGTGATTTCATTAGGAGAAAGATCTTTTAACCCTAAGATTATAATTTCTTTATCAGGCGTTGCTATAGAAACTGTAATAATTCTATTTTCTGCTTTTTTTGCTTCTGGGAAGCCATCAGTTACTTCAACTTCAATATCCATAAAATACATCTTTGGATAATTGTGTGCAAAAATTAAGTCTTTATCTTCTTGAGGCAGAGTTTGCAAAAAATCAATAATACTATGTTTATTTAAAAACTTTGCATTTGCTTGTTTAACAGGTCTCCCATCCCAATTCGTGTAAATATCAGATTTATATCTATCACCATCATGACAAACATACCAATTTTTAAATTGATTTAAATCATATATCTTATATGCTGTTTCACCTTCTTTATCATAATACGAAACAGTTAATCTATTATCATCTTGCTCAATACTTAATAGCATTTAAATTCCTTTATCCACATTTACTAAAACCACAACTTTTGCAACTTAAACATCCATCTTGAATAATTAGTCCGTCAGGATCTTCGCATTCTGTACATGTTTTATTTATTAATTCTATATCTTCTGTGATATATTGTTTCAGCGTTCTAGCAACAACTTTACTAAAACTTGTAATATTCGATGGGACTTTATTTAATTGATCGACGATATATTCAACGCCCATTCTATGTCGAAGCGCAGATGAAATTAATCTTGTTAATGCTTCTTCTTCCTCTGATTTAAACAGGTTTGTAATATCCTTTACGATGAAGTTATCGTTTTTACCACAAATTAAATCATATTTCCCATGAGACCTCTTTTCAAGTCTGCCTAGCTTGATATAACGTGGCAGATTAAATTTATCTTCAGACTCTTCATCTTCTGTCCATTTTCTAAATGCAAATATTTCATAAGGCTTATCCAATAACTTTCCTACAATAACCAACCACGCCTCCCCCGTTGCTATTCTGTGGTGTATATCGCACTCTAATGTCTTAGGTCTTTCAACTGCTGCCATTTTTTCAAACTTTTCTTCTTCTTTCTTTTCTTTTGCAATTAGTACACCACTTCTACTCCCTTCTCTATATAAAGTTACACCTTTACATCCAGCTTTCCATGCAGTCATATAAACCTCATTTACTGTTGACTTTTTAGTATCTTGTGGTACATTCACTGTAACTGAAATTGAGTGATCTATCCATTTTTGTATTACGCCTTGCATTTTAACTTTTTGAACCCAGTTAATGTCATTTGATGTTGCTTTGTAATATGGGGATTCTTTTACAAATTTTTCTATCTCTTCATCATTAAGCTCACCAAATATCCCATTTATATTCATCCATCTTTTAAAACCATTATGAAATACAGTATGCTCTGTCCATGCATCGCCTAGATCATCTACAAAATCTGATGTTGCAATTTCATTTGGGTTTACTTTCTTTCTTCTTGTATATTGAATAAGAAATACCGGTTCAATCCCTGATGTAGTCTGAGTCATCATGCTTACAGTACCAGTAGGCGCAAGAGTTAGGTTTGCAATATTTCTCCTACCATATCTTTTATAATCTTTTCTTTGTTGCATAGATAAATTCATATCGATTCGTTTAAGAAAATCATTTTCTTTCTCTGTGTCATAATCCCAAATTGGAAATGAGCCTCTTTCTTTAGCAAGCTCTATAGAACTTACGTATGAACTAACCGCTATTAACTTATGAACCTGTTCTGAGAATTTTATTGCCTCATCTGAGCCATATTGCATATTCATATATGCAAGCATATCGCCTTCTGCAGTTACACCTAACCCAGTTCTTCTTCCTTGTATAGCCTTTTCTTTTATCTTTTGCCAAAGTTCTCTTTCAACTCTTTTAATACTATTGTTCTCAGGGTCAGAACTTATCTTTCTTAAAATTGCATTAATCTTTTCAATTTCTAAGTCAATCATATCATCTAAAAGTCTTTGACCAATCTTTGTGTGTTCTGCCAATAAATCAAAATCAAAACTTGCATCTTCTGTAAATTCGTTTTCAACATAACTTGATAAATTTATAGCTAAAAGTCTACAAGAATCATAAGGACAGAGAGGGAGCTCACCGCAGGGATTGCTGGAGATAGTTCTAAAGCCTTCTTCTGCATACATATCTGCTGGTGACTCGCTTAGCACTTTATCCCAGAAAAATATACCAGGTTCTGCGCTTGACCAAACATTATTGATAATATGATCCCATAAAGACTTTGCGTCAATATCAAGTTCTATCTTCGGATTTTCAGATTCTACTGGATATTGAAGCTTAAATGTTTTATTAGCATCAACAGCTCTCATGAATTCATCACTTAATTTTAATGAAATATTAGCACCAGTTATGTCAATCTTATTCATCTTTGCATCAATAAAACTTTCAACGTCTGGATGTCTAATATCAAGCGTGAGCATTAGTGCTCCTCTTCGACCTCCTTGTGCAACTTCTCTAGTTGAATTTGAAAATCGCTGCATGAATGGCTTTAAACCGGTTGAGGTCATTGCAGAATTATGCACTTTAGTTTTATTAGGTCTTATATGAGAAAGATCATGGCCTACACCACCTCTTCGTTTCATAAGCTGTATCTGCTCTTCATCAACCATTGTAATACCGCCATAAGAATCAGCACCATTACCAATCACAAAGCAATTTGACAATGAAATGACTTGGTGCTTATTACCAATCCCAAACATCGGACTTCCTTGTGGTACAAGATACTTAAAGTCTTTTAGTAAATCATATATCTCATCTTTACTATATGGGTTTTTATACTTTCGTTCTATTCTTGCAAATTCTCTTGAAAGTCTCATATGCATTTCATCTGGGTGATGCTCTAGTAAATTACCATCTTCATCTCGAAGTGCATATTTATTCAAAAAAGTATTTGCTGCTAATTCATCTCCATTAAAATAGTCAATTAATAATTCTGATGAATGCCCAACGTCAATTACTGTCATTTATATTCTTTACGTTAATTTGTTCCAGTTGATCCAAAGCCACCAGTGCCTCTTTCACTGGCTTTGTCTTTCCATAATTCTTCTTCTGAATTTACCTCGATTGGTAATTCATAATTTATAGGTAATAATAAAAATTGCATGATTTTATCCCCAGGGCTAACCTCTGTTACAGTATCCCTAGATACATTGCTTACATTAATGTGAATTTCTCCTTGGTAATCTTCATCTACTACACAAGCACCTACATATAATTGTTTTTTAACTGCAATTCCTGATTTATTAAAAGCTATTAATGCAAATCCTTTAGGGACATTTGCTTTAATACCGCTCGGTATTAATAAGCTTTCACCTGGTTTTACTAATTTAGTATTACCATCATTCCAATCATCTGGTATAAAAAAGTCCAATCCTGCACTTTCTTTTGTGCCACGAACCGGACTTTTAACATCTCTTAATTTATAAAATTTCATACAATAATTTTTAATTATTATATAAAATAATGATGTAATTGTTTATCTATTTATCTACTCTGATTTTTTAATCTTTTCAAAACTTCTGCCTGCAAAATATGCACCATATACTGTCATTAATAGAGTTTGATAAACTGGGATATATGAATCATTTATTTGAAATTCCCCAATGTTACCATCAAATATAGATATTACAACAAACATTAAAGTTAAAAATATTAAGCTTAATGGTCTAACATTCTTACTTAAAAAACTACCATGCTTCATATCACTTTCCCATCTGGCAGAAACTTGTTCTTGCGCAGCTTCTTCTGCATTTACTAAAATCTGCTTTACTTCAGTTTTTAGCTTCATACGTTCTTCGTCGCTCGTAACAAGATTATCTACAGCATCTCCTATTTCTTTTATTGTATTACCTGTAAAAAATGTTAATAATTTATCTAACATAGTCAATATATTTTTTTATATACTTTCTTTCATTTACCATAGAATTTTGACATACAGGACAAGTCATTAATTCGCATGAAACCTCTTCATCTTTAATTGCAACTTCGCCGCAATTTAAACATTTGCAATAATGATGCCCAAACGGCATATCCCCACTTCCTATATTATGCGTTTGCATATTAGGTAGTGCTACATCTCCCATACCTGAAATATCATTAAGTTCTATATTTTCTTTAACTTTGTATGGTAAATCTTTATGCTTAGTTTCAGCGAAATCTTCTAAGTCTTTTTCAGACATTGAATTTGCAAGATCAATAACTTCTTGAGATATTTCAAACTTTTTAAGCTCTCCTCTTCTATATGCAAGAGCCATCCCAAACAGACGCTGCTGTGCGATTGACTTAGATGGCATTATTTTTCCTCTGTAACTAGAGTTCTTCTATAGATTCGTGAACCAAATTTTGAAAGTTTAATGCCATCTTCTGTAACTTTAAAAAGCTTAGTATTTTTACGCTTCCATGCTTTACTGCCCTGTGCTGCAGCTATAATATTATCAAGTTCCTCTTCAGTAACTATCCCATCTTTCATTGCACTTAGCACTGCACTTCTAACTCTTGCTTTTGCGTTAATGGATTTAGATGGATATTTATCTGTGTATTTACGCTTAACCTCAACTCTTTCATCAACTAGTTCAATATCAATTTCTTTATTAAGTTCATTAAAAACAAAGTCTTCAAAGTTTTCATAAATTTTAGTCATAATTTTATATTTGTTTTTTTATATATTTAAGCCACTAATGTATATTGTGGAACATTATTTTGTGTTTGGGTCCAGCTATGGCTTACATTTATTTTTATTTTTCCATTTTTTATTAAATTCACAAATTCATTAGATTTTTCAATGCAGACATAATTAGCGTTATCTAAATTTATAAACATTAAATAATCCCATTTTTCTTGTTTCTTATAATAATCAAATATAAATCTGCTGTACTCTAATTTAAAATCCATAAGCATCTTTTTTTCTGAAGCGGATGAATTTAAAGTATCTAAAAATGATAATTCATTAAAATTACTAACATTTACAAAAATCTTTCTAAACAACTCTTGTAATACTTCTACAGCTTTAAGTGGGTTATCTGCATTTAATATAAACTCTCTATACATTGATAATCCTTTATCAGTAAAATTAATATTGTTAATGTTTTTAGATATTTCTTTAAAGGGTAGTATATTTTTCTTTTTATCTAAATATTTATTATTTATTTTCTCTTTTGGTGTAAACCCATAGTTAACAACACTAGAAAAATCTTTAATGAAAGTTTTTTCATTATTTATAAAAGTACCATAGCCCCTTTGCGCTTTTAATCGAGCCCCTCTACCTTTAACTTCATAATTATTATCACCTATTTTAATATCTCCATGTTCTGCTTTTCGTCCGCCCAATAAAGCAATTAAAAATGCTTCTCCTTTTCCAATTGCAGATTTATCTATTTTTTTAGGCTCCCAGTCAATAAAAGTCTTGATAAGCTTTGTGTGAAATTTGCTATTAGTAATTAAATTATTCTTAAAATTTGACACCTTCCCAATATCTAAATCATTGAATAACGTCCCGTCTATTGATAATTTATCAACTATTTCTATATTATCTTCTAATGATCCGCCTGCGCCAACTAATAAAGATAAAAAGCCATTAACTACTTTATCTATACCAGTCGTTAAGCCTAAGCCTGAAAAAATCTCTTTAATTTTTGAACTTAATCCTTGTTTATTAATGTATGTATTGATATAATTTAATTGATCAATCTCCAAGTCTTTCAATGAAAGATTTATATTATTAATTATTTCATCTCTACCTTCACTAATCATAAAACTTTCAAAATCTTTAACTTCATCGCTGTCCTCTATAATATCTGGTTCTTTTCCTATCTTTTCATTAATCTTATCAATCAATAAATTTATTTCTGTAATAGCAGCATTTGAAATTAGTGTAGTTTCTTTGCTTCTATGCTTTCTGAAACTACCCAACATTGCCTGAAAGATTTCACTTAAAACATGAATGTCTAATAATTCGTTAGTTCTTTTGTTCTTAATATTTTTTTTATTAAGTTTAAATTCTGGCTTATTTGCAAAATCCATTTTCTCTAAACTCATTCCTAAAAGTCTATGCATATTCTTTTCCATATACATATTAAAAATATTTGAGATACACTCTAAATATCTTAAATCTTCACCATGTTCTTTAAGCAAAATATGCTCCCATGATTCATCTTTTATCATATATTCTACTAAGTCTAGTAATACTAAGTCGTATGAATCATTAGGCGTATATGAATCATTACTTTCTTTAAGAGAGCTCTGTAGTAGCAGATTAGAAACAACCTTTCCTGCATGAAATGTAAAAATAAATCCATTAGTATTCTTATGTGTATCTTTGTTAAGTGTCATCTCATGAATTCTAGGGTCTAGCACTGACATAATATGTGCTGTAAATGAACTATTACTGAATAGCCCAAAAACATCTTTACTGCTCTGTGATAGCAACTCTTTTAACTTAAATTTCTGATTCTCACTTAATTTATCGTTAAATAAAATAGGCGGGTGTTCTATTTCAAATTTATCTGCCCATTCATTTAGTATCTTAGGCTCTCTAATAATCTTTTTAACTTTATCATTCTCCATTACTTGAATTGATATAAGTATTAGATTATTCTTCGGTAGCCTGTCATATTCAGTTCTTACTGGCTTTGTATTAGTCATATAATACATTTCAAATATGTAATTATCTGGGACTTCTTCAATCATATCTTTCCAAAAACTTGAAAAATGCTCATACGCATTTTCGTATAATGATGTTAAAGTTCTATCAACTACGTTTAATGCCGTATTTGAATTTGCCTTAAATATTTCAAAACCATCGTTAACTTTCTTCACCTTAATTCTAGGCGCGTCAATCTTTTCTGTTACTAAAAGACTCTGTTTAAATAATTTGTCTAAGTTCTTTTCTTTATATAGTGATTTCATAAACTTCTACTTACTGTTTCTATTCCATAATCAATGAATTTAAATATCTTCTCCATAGCAGCCCTAGCATGAGCTGTTTCAGCTTTCTTAAACTTACTGCTATGCCTTACATCAGATATTGAATTTATATAATTTTCTTCTGTCTTGTTTATCATGTCATCTGCACTTGAAAGAGAGAATATGTGTAATAAGTCGTTCATTTCTAATGTATATGCAAGACCCTTAATGCCTACACAGAATTTTTCAAGTGTAACATTATCTCTTGTTAAACCTTTTTGCTGCTTTAGGAGCTTATGTACTTTCATCTTCTTTTTATTCTTACCATCAAATTCCATTGCCCATTCAGCAATATCGTATAAGAAGTTGCCAAAGTCTAAACTAATAATCATCTCTTCGACATTTTTTCTCTTTCTAAAACTAACTAAGTTACCATCAATAAACTTTGCTCTTACTCCTCTATCAAGAAAGCTCATGGTTAAAGTCAAGCCAATTGCTTTATACAAATAGCCAATAACAAAACCTTTTATGTCTTTTACTGGTGTATATCTACCTATCGCCCAATCTTTATAGATGCCACTAGTAATTAAAATGTCTGCTTGTATAAACATGTCATCTTTTGGAATTATTAAAAGCTTAATACTTGTTGGGCTTGATATCTTAACAGACTCTTCATAATCAACAGAATTTGGCTTAAACGCCTTTATCCAATCTAAAAGCATTTCATTATAAAGCTTAATTGTATCTAATTCATTTTTTCTATTATTTGTAGGATTTGGATCAAACTCTAAAATCGGATATTCAAATAAGTAATCAATATCACCATATAATTTATCTGGTTGATTAACTAAATCATCTTCCCAATAACTGCCTGAGCCAACTGCCCGTATTGGTTTCATCGGAGGCATTCCTTCTTTATCAAGCCAGGCATTAAACTCTTTAAAAATACTTTGTAATGTTTCATGTGCAAGCTTTAAAACATGTGGGGTTAATACAGTAGATTGTGTCTTTGCACTTGACCAGCCACCTTCATTAATGAAGTTTGTATATGATTTAATTTTCATACTAAATTAAATTTTTTTGCAAGTTTATATGTAAGCTTGTCGTGTGCTTTACTATGAGCAAGCGATTGCTTTGTATGTGCAAGAATTGCATGAGCAAATTCATGACACACTGCATAGTCCGCTGGGTTACTAGTTAAACCTGTATTATCGATAGTCATTTTATCTATAAAAATAAACTTGCCGCCTCTTAATCTAGTCGTAGTTAAAAACCCACTCCCTCTTCCCTTTAAATCTTTAAAGACTAATGGAAACTTTGGAATATCTGGGTACATCTTCTGTAATTCTTTAAAAACTTTCTTAGCATTATCAAGCTCTGATTTTAAATAATCAAACTCATTTACCTTACCAACATAGATCTTGTCTGGATTTTCTGTAATATAATTTGGATATGATTTAATTTTCATTATATCCTGTATTTCTTTTTCTTAGACCACCACCAAGGCTTTTTAGAAAGAGCATCGAGTTTTGCAGCATGCTGATGCTCCTTACTAATATCTATATCAATGTATTGGGTAAAGAATTCTTTCATTCTTTCAACAATTTGCATTAACATCTCAACATCAGCTTTTGCGTCATGCCATGAATCAACACTTACGCCTAACGCCTTTCCTAAATTTCCAAGCGTCGATGAAACTTTGTTTCCACGTTCTCCTGTTTTTAACTTATTAGATAAAGCTGTTAAAATACTTTCTAACTCTTTGCTATTCTCAGCAGCTTGTAAAAGAGGAACAAAATAAAGTCTTGACAATTTTAATGTATCTAATACTTCAGCTTTAGGGAACTTTAAATCAAATAATTTAGCTCTTACATGCATAAATTTCATATCAAAGGGTGCATTGTGCGCAATTAAAATAGGATCTTTAAACTTAGATATAAATGAAATAAAATCTTCTATTGATTTTTTCTCTTCTATAAAATCAACACCCTCATCGCCGTATCTTGTCATTTTTAAGAGTTCATCAGGATTGCTTAACCCTTTACTTTTACCTCTTGCCTTTTGTCTTTCTTCCCATCCTTTTCTTTCATCAGAATCAGGTTTTAATAAATGCTTTGCGGGGTCTCCTAATTTAGCCTTAGTGTTAAACGAATCAAGTTCTTTCATAGTTGAGCCATCATACGCAATTGCTGCAACTTGCGTAAGCTGAATATAATCTACATGAGGCTTAAGCCCTAGTGTTTCAGTATCAAAATAAATTAGAGTCTTACCTTTAAATTTTAAGGTACTGTTTAACAGTTGTTTAATAGTAAAGCCATAAAGCTTAGCCTCTTGTAGAGTTGTATAATTTGAATATGATTCAATTTTCATTATAGTTCCTCAGGGAATGGTAACTTTGATTTACTTAAATATATTTCAAATTTTTGTATAATAATATCTTCTTTATTTTTATATGGAAATGTTTTTGAATTAAAAAGATCCCAGCATTTTTCAAATGTCATTATATCTTTAGCTTTAACGCCTTCACCAAATAAAGCTTCAGCTACTTCATCTGGAACATTGCTTACAACTCTATCAAAATCTTTTAAAAGTTTAGGTGTTTTAACCAAGCCACGTTTACCCTGTAAAGACTTTCTAACTTTAACAAGACCTGTATTTAATCTAATGACTAACTGCTCATATTCAACGGTTTCTCCAGTGTCTAGTTTCTTAGTGGCTTCTTTTTTAGACTCTGTTGCAATTGCCATCATTAATAAGTTTCTGTATGCACCTTTATATCTTGACTCTGTCTTGGTAAAATCTGGACTATGATACATAAATTTTGACCATTCTAAGCTATCCGAAAGCATTAAGTCAACTTGACAATATCCATTGGCTTTATCTCCTTTAATAGGAAATGGCACTGAAACTTGTTTGAATCCATAATTAACTGCAGTATCATAACCTGCAGCTTTTAAAGTCATATTTAAAAACTTTAATACTTCATTGATAGAAGTTGAGTTTTCACCTGCAAGTTTATCAATACTTACCGCAATATCAATATCTCCTGATTCTATATCATCGCCTTTCTTTCCAGCTGAACCTATAACTGCTGCATCTATATCAAAACCATCTAAACCTACTGCATTTAAAAGATCCCTTTCTACATGCTCTAAGGTTTCAGGTATCTCTCTACCTAAAATAGGTCTTACGTCATCAATAGCATTACCGCTTTCATAAAGCTTCAAGAACTCTTTAAAAGTTTTAATCATTGATATTTTTTGTTAATATTTTCATAAAAATCTTTTGCATATTCTTTCCCATATACGTCATTAAACATATTAGCAATACCCTTTGCAAATACTTCAACTCCCATATTTTTGTCAAGCTTTTCCATAGCAGAATCAATTTTAACTGCTACATCAAATTCATCATAACCAGAAATACGTTCGTTAAGCTCTTTTCTAATAAGTTTTCTTAATTCTTGCTCTTTCACTGTATTATTTTTATTTTGTGTATTTTTTATACCACTGTCGCTTTTCTAATTCTTTTTCTATATAGTCATATAACCAATCTGCGTCCATCTTAGGTCCATCGTTCCATAAGTTATTAGCTTGAGCAGTGTCATATGTCATTTCTTCATAATCAAATCCGCCGTCATCTTTGATTCTTTGTTTAAAATCATCTTCCCATTGATTAACAAATTCTTTTGCTGCTTCTTGATATTCTTTCTTGCTCATCTTAGCTTCATTCAAAGTTTGAAGTTCTTTTCTAATAATTTTGCGAAGCTTATATGTTTCGTCCAAAGACTCTTTAACTTTAACTAAGCTTGTTTGTCCAAATCCTGGAAGTTTTGCAAGAGCTTTAATACCCTTAACAACTTCACTTGTTCTATGCAGTGTGCCGATTTTATTTCTGCCTCTATTATCATTCATATAAAAGACATTACTTAAAGTATCAATCTCTGTATCAATAATGGCTTTGCCATCTTTTGCAATTAAAGTAATAAAGTAAGCTCTATCGTTATATTTTTCTATCTTTATAATTTTAACTTTTGCAAGTTCAAATGCGCGCTTCATTAAATTAACATCCTGTTGATCTGAAGAGTCTAAGCCTTTAATAGACCATACGTCTTTTTCATTTAAATGATTTTCGTTAAAGATTTTAAGTTGCTTTGTATATCTTTCTGTGTATTTATCGCATTTAGATTTATTTTTGCTATAAAACTTTTCCATATCTTGAACCCAAGATGCACCCATGTTACTCCTAAAGAAATCGTAAGCATCGTCGTAGTCAAGTTCTTCATCTTGGAAATAGCCTGGTGTATCAAAATCTGCTCCGTCTGGTAACTTTGTCCCAAACGTGTCAAGTATATGACCAACTGTCATTTGATCAAGAGTGATTAGCCATTGTTCAAATTTATCATATTCACTAGATGATCTTTTAAGTTTTTCAGTAAGGGTCTTAATGTTTTCTTGTATAAGTTTTCTCAATTTCTGTTCTGTTATCTTCATTGTATTGCTTTTTTTATTTTATTATAAAATTTAAAGAATAGTACCTCTGGAATCATCGCTTTAAGTGCATCTGCGTCATCATCTTGAAATGCATGTCTTACTGCGGTTCCACTTGCACCACTTGTTCTATCATCTACTACCTTTAATTCAAATTCTTCTGTAGGCACATCTGACTTATCTGATAAAAGATAATCAATTTGGCCTTTATAGCCTTTATATCTATCTTCACCAGTTCCCATGCCCATTGGATTATAACCAATGCTTCTAAGCCATTTAATCATTTGCGGTATATTTCCCATAACATTGTCAGGCTTTACCAGTATATCTGCAATAAACTTCTTATTCTCTTTTGCTAATGCATTACCCATATCTTGTAAGAGCTTTTTGTCTTTAATTGGAGAGTTCTTATTCTTACTAACTATTTGTATAGGTATAACTCTTAACTTGAACATTTTATAAGCTTTTTCAAATGCTTTAAGATGCCCATTATGAAATGGCTGAAATCTCCCAGGGAATATAATTACCTTCTCTCCGGTATGTTCAGACTGGATAGACTCTACGAATTGTTTAAACTCTAAAATCATTAAGCAATCCCTTTTCTTTTAAGTTGTTTTACTAAAGCTTCAACGTCTTGCTTTGTAAAATGAACTTTTTCTCTTTTACCAAAAATTACAATACCGCCATCGTTAGTAACGTTATATTCAACCGATGGGTTTACAAATGTTTCTCGAATAGATTTGCCCTTTGTCAACCGTTCTACTTGCTTCTTAGACCGAAATGATCCAGAAGAATCTTCATTCATATGCTCTTTAATTGTTAATCTAATTAGTTTTCTTAATTCTGATTGTTTCATCTTATTATTTTATTTTATTTATCCATTTTTTCACTTCTCTTTGTGCCCAATCTTCAGCCTTTATTTCAAAGCTGTTATCTTTATAAAAATCTCCGTTATTAGCTAAAGCAATGTCACCTGCATGCTTATATTCATCTTTATATTTCTTAACACCCATTTCATATACACCCCTGACATGATTAATTTCATGTAAAACAGTAATAAGAAAATCTTTCTCTGTTTTATATGAAGTTCTTAATCTTATTGTGTCACTATCCCAATCATATTCAGCTTTATTTTTTAAATTTTTAACAAACTTTACTTTAGTATTAAAGCCATAGTGCTTAATAAGAGAACTTGCAACTTCAAGATAATCTATTCTTTCATTAATAAAGTTCTCAAACGTTTTAATAATACCCATTTATAACTTTCCAAATTTTATGATTGAAACAATTTGATGTATTGGAGCAAAAAGACCAGTAAACTTATAAAGCTTTCCCTTAAAGTTAAAAACTATACCTTCACTTGCAACTAATTTGTTTAAGCCACCCGCGTTTTCAATTCTTTTCATTTCACTTTCAACTTTTTTAATAGCTGTAGCATTATCAGACGCGTTTATAACATTAATTGCATCCTCTAATTGTTTTCTCATTACTTCGCTACTTCCATCTAAATCAGTTGCTAAATAAGAACTCATTTGCTGCATTACTTCTGTACCTACCTTAAGAAAGACAGTTTCTATTGGCTGAACAAAATCTTTCCAATCTGCCTTCCATCCGCCAGCTTTTGCTGAATAGCCAATCACCCACTCTTGAAACTTTTCATTTTCAATTTTCTTCATGTCTCTAACTGTAAAGTATGAACCTTTTTGTTCAGCAAATCTTTGCGAAAGTAGATTAATTTCATCTATAGATATTTCATAATTAAATGAATTTGCCCAAGACTTAATCTTTTCACCGAACGAATAATATAGCAAATCACCTATAGTATCGCTGTCTTTAAGCCCAGCTTCTTTTATAATTTTATTCACGTTACTCTTTAACGTATTTGCTATCTTTGGAAACTTGTCAGACTTAACTAGTGTAATAAAATTAGGAGCTTGTAAAGAAAACGATGATTGTTTATTTGCATTAACTTTAACAAGTTCTTTCTCAAGCATCTTAGTAATCTTAGAATCCATCTCAGAGGCTTGTTTACCATTATCATCATATTCTATTAAGCCATGAAATACTAATAAAGGGCTTCCATAATAAACTGTGTTGGATGACTTCGGATGAATAACTTCTAATGAAAGAAATCTCCTGCCTTCACCAAATACTTCTAATAGTAATTTCTTAGGTAATGCAGAAAGAGCAGCACTTAAATCCGAGCCTGCTAAATACATCACATCAGCTACAGCTTTCCATTGCTCTTTAACATCAGAAAGAAACCAAGCTTTCTCTGCCTGATTCTTCTTTGTGTGAACCTGTTTTGCAAATCTTATCTCATCATTCTTCCATGTAATAGAAAGTTGAATGCCATCTGTTTTCTCAGAAACCATGTTCTCCCTTCTAAATCCAATATCTAAAGAAAGTTCAATAAGTTCTTTTATCTCTGTAAATGATAATGTTAAATCTTCAAATGGGTGCTGAAGATGGCCAAATGATCCACCTTCAATTAATAAATTAGACATAGATTCATTTACAAAATCTTTAAATGAATGAAGCCTCATTATATTACTCTTCAGTTATTTCAATATCTAATTCTTCTTCAAGTGATTCTTCAGCATCTTCAACTGATTCTTCAACTGATTCTTCAACATCTTCAACTGATTCTTCACCTTTAGCATTCTTACCTTCGCCTTTATCCCAGCCAGTAGAAACTTCATCAAAGAATTTTGACTTATCTTCATCAGATAATTCAGCAGGAGAGCCTACGTCATACTTTTTCAGAAGGTCTTTAAAGAAATCTGCATATTCTTGTTGTAGTGCAGATTTTTCTTCAGTTACTTGTTTAATAACAGCTTCCTTGCGAAAGTCACTAAAACTTTGAAATGATTTTATGTTTTTCATAATGTGTTTTGTTTTTTTGTTTTATTATATATTTAAGCTAATTTTATCTTTTTAACAGTAAATGGAAAATGTTGCTCTTTATATATTTTTTGTCTTGCTATGCCATGTCTATATAAATGATTCTGCCAATTAAGCGTAGAAAAATTATCTACAAAATCAATTATATTTAACATGTCTTTTCCTTTTCTTAATCTTAACCCTCTCCCTATACTCTGTCTTATTATGACTTCTGACTTGAACGATTCTGTAAAGAAAATATTATGTATGTTTTTAACTGAAATTCCAGTGCTGAATGTGCCAAAGCTTGCTATTAATATGACGTCATCCCCGTGTTCCATTTTTTCTTTATATGTTTCTCGAATATCTGCATCAACAGATCCATCGACATAATAAATTGCTTTATCATTTAATTTTCTAAGTTCTTTATATAGTGTTTTCCCATATTCAATTCTATGAAATAGCACTAACGTATTTTTTGTCACTTTGCTTATAACATCTGTGACAAAATCTAGCCTCGTATTAGATTGTATTACATAATTCTTTTCAAGTTCAAATACTTTTTTACTATCATATCCAGATTTTTGCAAAGATTCAAATGAATCTCTTGTTTTTTGAGGTGCATAATTTAAATCTAATACAGATACTTTGCATTTAGAAACATACCCAGAATCTTGCAATGTCTTTGTGTCAATATCTGTTACGACAGGTCCAGCACCGCTCATAAGAGTAAGTCTATCTAAAGTCCCTGGCTTAGGGATCGTCCCGCTTAGCCCAATAGAATAATCACACGTGCATTTTTCTAAAATCTTTTTAATCGAAATTGCCTTTGCTTTGTGTGTTTCATCTACTATTACAGCGTTAAATACATCAAAATACTCTTTAGACTTTTTAGTTAAACTTTGATATGTGCCAACTACTACATTGCAATTGTCTTTTATCTTTTTACCTGAATAAATTTGCTGTATTTCTAAATCTATCTGGCTGTTATCACTATATTCATAAAAATCTTCTGATGCCTGAATAACTAAGCTAACGTTCGGGACTACATATAAAATCTTTTTAGTTTTCTCAAATTCTAGCAAATACGCAATAACTAAATAAGCAACTAATGTTTTTCCAGATGAGGTAGCCATCTCAGTAAGACACTTCCTATACTTTAATATATTAAATGCAGCTTCTATCTGATAATCTCGCGGAGTTAAATTGCTTTCTTTAAGTAAAGTAATTACCCATATTTCAAAATCTTCATATTTAATGTTTCTATCAAATAACTTATTAATTGAGTCATCAAATTCTATATTAAGCTTAAACTTCTTTGCAATATCTAGAACTTCTTTCCATAAGCCAGCTGGAATGTATTTATCATTTTTAAAATAGCTTACATAACCGTCCCATACTCCCTTCTTAACAAGAGGATTAAATCTCCAACTTTCAATTCTTTTAGTTAAAGATACATTAAGCTGTTCGAGTTCTTGTTCAGTAGCATCGCTAACTATTAGAATCTTTTTATTTCCGTTTAGTGATAATTTCATACATTATATATTTTCTAGGTCTACTCTAACTTTAGCAGCCCATCCCATTTTATCAAGCGTCTGTATACATTCTTTGAAAAATTCAAGCTGAGAATCTAGTAATTGTATTTGCATGATTTCTATCGCCAAATCAGATTTTAACATCATATTTTTTTGTTTGTCAGACCATTTGTAGTCGTTTTTATAATATGATATATATTTATGCTTTTGAAGTACATTGTATGACTTTTTGTTTTTAAAAATCGTGGAGTTCAAGTCTGCTACTTCTTCTACTAGCATTTGTCTATATGAAAGCATTAGTGCGATATCATCTTCTAGCTTTTCAACATTACGAATACCTTTAATTATTTCACGAATTCTGCTGGTCCACTCGCTTCTTTTAGAAGAAAGAAACTTTTCTAAATCTTCTAGTTTTTTCTCTTTATCATTCATTAAAACAAATCCCTTTTGCTCTTCTTTTTCCAATGCTTAAATACTTTTACTTTTTTTCTTTTAGGCTTTTCAATTTTTAAAACGGGCAGTTCTATTTCCTTTGTATCTTCAAGCTTTAAGTCAATCAGTAACTTATTCTTTCGCTCGTCTAAAATTGAATCTCTTAAAAATTCTTCTATTTCTTTATCAATCATATAATTATACATAAATCATATCCAAACTTTCGTTTGAGAAATACTTTTCAATATGTCTATGTGCATTTATTTTGTTTTTATAACATATCATCATTAAATCGTTCAAATCCTTGATATTATATTTATATAAATTATAATCATCAATTAACTTTTTCCATAAAAAAACGTGCTTTCCTGCTTTTAACTTTTCAAGCATAATGCGCTTACCTACTTCATCGTTATCAAATAAATATCTGACTGTACTTAGCTCGTCAAATTCTATAGTATTTCTACCAGCTGTGGTTAGACCTAATGAGTTATATAAAAACTTTGCATCTAATGGCCCTTCAAACAAAGTAAAAGATTTTGAAAAGTCAATAGTCCCAATACCAAACAATGTTGATAACTTATTAATGTTTTTTACTTCTTCAGCTTCTTCTGTTAAATGCATTGAATCTAGCTTACAGTTGTTTATAATTTTTTCAAGATTAAATGTCATATACTTGTTTGGCCCGCCTTTCATATCTCTAATTTGGAAAGATACTACATCTCCAGTAGGCAAAAGATTTAATATATACAACTTATCATACTTTTCAGAATACAAAAATGACTGGGAGAATATATGTATAAGTCTTTTTTTAAGATACGGATAGATTGTGCTATTTTGTGAAATTGGATAGCATTTAAACTTGTCTTGAATTTTACTTATTGGGACTGCATATCTTTTAAGTTTCTCAAATAGTTCAAATTCTAAAACTTCTGCTTGTTTTCCAAAACTGGCATTTGCTTTAATATAATCTAAAACATTTAATGTTGTGTTTGGGTCTTTGAATGAAACTGAAAAGTCTTTAAACAATCTATATATGTCTGTGTGCTTTTCACAGTTATAACAGTGATACTGGAGCGTATCGAAATATAAGTTGCCTCTTGCTTTATTCTTGTCAATTGCAGAATCCCCGCAATACGGGCATGCAAAGTTTAAACGACCTTGCATGTCCCGCATGCTTTGTTTAGAATGATTAGAGTGCTGCTCAGTTAAAATTTGATGAATTAAACTTGTTATTTCATCAAATAAACCTGAATTTACCTCCATTAGTTATACCTTAAATATCTAAGTTATTAAGGAAATCATCAAGAGCTTCGTCGCCTGTATCTTTATTGGTATCACCAGCTACTTCTGTATCAGTCGGCTGTTCATCATTTACTAAAGATGTCGCTACTTGTTTTTCTTCAACTACTGGAGCAGATGTGGATGTGATATACTCCCCAGGACTTCTATACTGGTTTAAGCATGTATTTACCCAGTCATGTGTTTCATCATCCCATTCTTTATACTCGAATACAGAGACGTTTGGTGTATTATCAGTCAAATGCGTTCTAATAAGATCCATACTTTCTGTGTTGCGTTCCATTTCTACATCATCAATAGCAATTGGAGATGTTGAGTTAGAAAACTTACTTGAATCATAATTATTAAAATCGCCCTGTCTTGTGATAATTAACTCAAAGTTCTTTCCATCAAAAAGATCAAAAATTTGAGTAGCTTCACCAAATGCAGGTTTTAATTCTTCATCAAGTTTTTGCTTAATCTTGTAACCAAATTTAAAAACCTTCAATGTACCTTCTAAATCAGGATTCTGTGGGTCTTTAATAACTTGAACAATGCCATAAAACTGTTCTCTGCGCTTAAGCTTTTCGCTATTCTTGCGGTCTACTGCAGATTCAGATTTACGAAGCTTAAAAAACAACTTTGCAATTGGATCTTCTTTATTAACAGTGCCTGGTGAATCTATAAGTTTGCCATCACCATTTTGATCTGTCAGCCAATATACCCATTTATGAATTAATGGATTTGTAGGATTGTTTATGTTTGGGATGAATCTGATTAGTGCTTTATAAACGCCATCTTTCCCATCTAGTGCATTGGGTTTATAAATATCAGATTGTGTCTTTTCTCGTTTATGCATTTCAATATCGTCTACGCCGATATTAAAAATGTCTAGTTCGTTCTTTGCCATTTTATTGCCTCTTAACTTCTTTGTTTTGTTTATTGCCTGTAAAGTGCCTATTAGCTCTTTAACAATTATTATATTAAATAATGATTATTTGTTTATGTATTTAATCTTTTAATCTAATTCCTGCATTAATAACCAAGTATGAATCAACTAAGTCATCTAATGGTGCATAGACTTTCTTACCTATTTCTAATTCTTTTGCAAAGTTATAAAAATCTGACTTCACTATATCTTTATCACCTAGTCTATTCTCTGAAAAGACATCCCATAATTCTCTTTTATTATATCTCCCATGACCTGCTTGTTTCTTAATAGTAGTAGGAGCAAGAACTATCATAGAATCTTCTGCATATATGAATTCCAATATTATCATGTTTTTTAAGATTGTGGTAGCTCCTACAATGTCTATCAAATTATTTGTTTGACTTCCATAGCTATATCCTTCAAATATAAAGTGTAAACTTGTATCATCTGTCCTCTGTCCAATTGCAAACTTAAGATGTTTTAATATGAGTAATGCATTATCTGTGTAAAGCCTGAGTTTCTCAAATTCTGAACGCAATACTTTCTTTTTAATATCTCTTGAAATTAATTCTATAACCTCAACATCTGCTAATGTAGAAAGTTCTTCAATGACTTTAATCTCTTTCTTTGTGTGTTTTTTATCAAGTGAAATAAAGCTTAACCACTTATACGTGTTATCTTTATAAATACAAATGCCTGGGCTTTTAAGACTAAAGTCTATGCCTATGAAAATGTCTTTCAATTAATGGTTTTTTCTTGCCCATTCGTCCATTTTACCTAAATCAACGTTTTTATATTTATTTGTATACTTCATAGAATAGCAAAACATTGCAATCCAATTATAATCCCAAGCATCTTTTAATTTATTATCTTTTACAAATTTAGTAATCCATATTTGTAAATCTTTATTTTCTATTTTTTTCTTATCAACACCTTTATTTGCAACTAAAAATTTATCAGATTGCTTTTCTGGAGAATCTACACCATACCAATATCTATGCTTAGTGTTTATTGCAATGTTGCCTTCATTCAAGCTTTGAATTTCTTCTCTAATTATTTTTTGTAATTCTGATGTTTTCATTTTATCTTATTTTATTTTTTCTTACCTAAACTATTTCCAATTGCCGCACCAAGAGCTGCCCCTACAAGTCTTGAAGTCAATAAGTCATATAAAACTCCTTTACTAATTCCTAAGACTTTTGCAATAAGCTTTCCTACACTCTTGCCAAATGCAAATCCGGTAAGTCCACCAAATATACCACCAAGTATGCCTTCATTTGTCATTTCTTCATTAAGATCCGCGAGTGTTTTTCCTTTATCTAAGTACTCTTCAACAAACGCATCGATTGCTGCATCAACTTCAGCTTCTTCTTCTTCAGTTAATTCTGACTTGAGATTTTCATTAAGCGATTCAACTTCAGCTTCTGAAATTTTATCTTCCTTTTCTATAAATTCTAAAAATGTTTCCATAAATTATATATTATCTTTTTTATGTTTGTTTCTCATTTCTATATATTTTTGTCTATACTCAGTATTTGGTAATTTTTTCTCCAGTGTTAAAGACTTTAATCTTGTATTTTTAACTACCATCTTTGTATTTTCTTCAACCATATAAAAAACTGTCTTTCTTAAAGTAACTCTAATAATTCTGGCTTCTCTGCCATTTACATATATTACATCATCATTATTAAAATCATTTCCAATAAAAATGCCTAACGCCTCTATCATTTCTGTTATAGTGTTTCTAAATATAGAAAGAGTAAAAAATGCAAGTGCCATCCAGCCATATTTACCTATAAGCTCAGTTGTTATTTCTTGTACTACATCTTCCACTAATCAATCTCCATATTTATTTCCATAATATTATATGTAAAAGAAACATCAAATGTCTGGAACTCTGCTACATTACTTGCAAAACTTAACTCTAGCTCAGTTAGCATTTTCATAATCGGTTCAATCATTTTGATTGTTACCAATGCATTCCCTTCTGAATCTTTCATTCTTAATAAAAAATCATCAATATTATTATCTAACACGTAATAATATAAGAGCGTGTCTAGTAATATCCAATAGTTTATATACCCGTCGACAAGCTGGAATGTCACAGTAAACTCCCTATCAATTAATTGCTGAAGCGGCTGACTTCCCTTAAAGTATGTAACTGTCCCGTCGTTAGTTTGAACTTCTGCGGGGTCAAAGCCAAAGCTTGGTATTGATACACTTTGAATTGTATAATTGATAAAATCTATAGTTTTTTCAACTACATTCCCTGGGATTCTGTTTAAGTAAGACCCATATTTCTCTTCAATTGCTTCTGGAATAAAGTTTCTAGGGAATTTAAAGTCGAACTGATTATTTCTTGCATTTAATAACATTATTTAATCTCCATAGTTGCAAGTTTATCAATAACATTATAAATCTTCGTGACAGTAGGAACTGTGCCTAAATTTATTCTTTTCATCTTTTTTCCATACTTCTTTGTATCAAAGCTGCCGAAGCTTGCTCGTTTAATTATTTGTGAATTATCGATACTGTTATATAATCTTAAGTTGTATTCAATTCTATATGAAACTGCAGCATTCGCATTTTTTATAATCGGTCTAAATAGATATGGATCTTCAAAGTCAGATGTTTGCACAAATGTAATGTTACTCGTTTCAATAAAACTGCTCGTGCTCCCTTCTCCTAAAAGACCAATCTGTTCAAATACTTGGATGTCATGAAATACTATATAATCTGCATTACTTGTATTCATTAAAGAAGTAATAAAGTTTTCATAAATTTCACCATCATATTCTCCATAAAGTTTAAAATACTCTCCATCTTCTGCTTCTTCTAGCACTGCAATTAATCCCGCATACTCATCTTCTCTATTAAGATTAAATCCCATAGATTCTGGTGCATTAAAATACGTATAGCCTGAATCTTCATATATATTACTAATAAATCTTAATGATACATCAATATTACCATTTTCTTTTGGCCCATTACCATTTGTAAATGCATAAACAAAAGTATCTGTTTGTGTCGGGTCATTATTCCAGTCTTCTTCCATCCATTTTAACGATGGTACTTTAAACTCTATATACTTATTAAACATTGCCCCACCTAAGATAAAAGGTCTAGGGTTAATCTTCTCAAATGAGTCTGAATTTAGATACAACAAAGAAGATAAATAGTGCTTAACATCTATAGAATCTAGCATATTTAGTTCTAATATAAATCCACCATATTCATTACTTATGTCATATGAATTTACTAAATGAAGCTTAACTGTATCATATACCATAGATTTCTTAGGTGCAACATTTAAAGCATCTGTAATTTGCGCGTTTAGCGCATCAGTTCCTGTAATATTACTATCAAAGTCTATATAATTGACTTGGCTATTATCATTAAGTAATGCATATTTAGCTTCATCTGCATTGATTTCTAAAGAGCTCCTATCTCTATAATTTCCTAGCGGGTATAGATCTGTGTTTATACCAGGGTGACTTAGGTACTTTGCAAATGAGAAATAATTACTACCGTTATGCAAATTCTCTAATATGTTGATAGTTGCATCGTTTAAGTCTGTTTCAATAATAGGCCCTCTTGGATCATCAGGGTAATCTGGATGATTCGAGTTACCCTTAACATGATAGCCCTGTGCTGCAGCGCTTGGGTCATGATAAATGTATTCCATTAATATCTCGCTAGAGATTTTAAAATATTTTGAACTTTCTCCCATGTTTATACTTCTTTATTTCGTTTCATATTCTAAGGTAGCTGCGTTTAATTTCCCAGGACCGTATCTTTCTTCTAGTTTATTTGAGAATCTTTTTTCATTTTCTCTAATATATCTTAAATGTTCTTCTAATTTAATTTGTGTTTCATGACATTTTTTCATCTCATCTTCTAATTCACAAATCTTATTATAGACATTTTTATAATCATCTATCATGTTTTTTATTGTAAAATATTCTTTTTTACTTAATTGCATATTAGCTTTTATTTTTAAAATTGTGGTCCGCCACCTAGCTGTTCATCACCGTCAGGACTCGGTGGACCAAATCTTGCAACCACTGTTTTGTCTGAATCCATAGTTAGCATCAAGAGGAATGCTGAACCAGACCCATTATACTGAACGCCGTTAACCAACCAATACATGAATCTTTCTCTATAGTCACTTTCATCTTTTACGTATAATCCAATTTGTGAATTTTCATTTAATGTGCTTGTTCCTAATGTATTATTTAATGGTTCAACTCCTTGGTCTAAGCCTAATTGAGATAATATAAGTTCATGAGTTACAGCGCCTTGCTCTTGTGAAAACTTCCCTGTAACTTTTGCAACTCTTCTACCATCTCCTGTAATGTTATTAATATAAAGCGTTAGCTTTCCTACGTCATTATCAGCTGCTGTAGCTCCAACTGATGCACCAAGCGTTGAATTTCCAAATTGAAAAGAATCGCCTTCTACTAAGAATTCAATAGTTTCATCTAAACCAACCCATTCAATTTCCCATCCTGACAAATTCCACCTAACTCCATCTATGGTATTTTCTGCTGGTATATATGCACCGCCTGCGTCATTTGTAACTAAATTATCTACAGTTATTTGTACTTCACTTTCTCCGATACCCCACTCACTTAATCCCTTTAATATTACTGGATTTGCTTCAACTGTTTCTAAATCGAAGCTTATATCTTGGTCATTTGGATAGTACATAAAATTATGAACACTATTATCAGTATTTAAAACTTGAATAGTATGTTGTCCTATTGCATACCCGTTAAATGTCACATCACCTATACTTAAATGACTTACGTTATTATCATCGCCAACGCCTCTTGTGGTAATAGTTTCTGCTGATAACTTCGCAATAAGTGCAGTACCAAAATTATTAGTAGTAATAAAAGGTACATAGTGGTGTGAGGTAGGGTCGCCGTTTGAAGGAACAGCCCCGTTTGCTGTGATAATAGTATTATACCCTGCTACTTTTCTAAATTCTATATTATCTGCTATCGGCTCAATATCGAGTATTAGTTGAAAATCGTTTAAGTCACCAACCACAGGGATCCAGTTATTACCATCATAGTAGTATTTTTTCTTAGTATTTGCATTAAAATATTCTGAGCCTAGTGAAACTCCATCTGGTGGGAATGCGTAAGGAGTATATTGTGTAATCCCATCTACATTCAAAACACCAGTTACTGTAGTACTACCGAATGTATTGTTATTACTTAAGCCAATAATTTTAGAACCTTGTATATTATTTGAAGCATTAATGTCTCCACTAACATCCATCTCAAACTCAGGTTCTGGTTTATTAATTCCTACTCTTTTATTCTTATAATCAATTGTAAATGCTATAGCATTCTTTAATTCATCATTAGTTAAGTTCTTTTTAACTGACATTATTTATCTTTTTATTTAATTATTTTCATGTACTCCTGCAAAATGCATTTTTCCATCTCCTGTTATAAAACTTATCATACCATTTCCATCTATCCCAGTTTGTTCATCTGGTTCATATACTGCTTTATACGTAGCATCGACCCATTTAAGTTCTGCGTTATATCCAGTGAAACTTTTGATCCAAACATCTTCTGTAAATCCAGCAATAGTGCTATTAAATCCACCTTGAGAAACATATCTTGGTTCAAGTGCAGAATGATTTAAATAACTCCCTGTCTTTAATGGCGGGTTTAAAAAACTTGAGTCTATTTCTAAACTCCCGTTTTTATCCATTTTAAATGCTACTCTGTAATTATCTATTTCTCCAGCATCTCCATCAAATGCAATAATATTAAACTCTTTGCTTAGTTTATCAATTGCAAGTGCAAAACTGTCATCCTCACTCCAAGTCTTCTCAATAGGCTCATCTCCTGTAGTTATACTATGGAAGTTATTTCCAAATATAACCCATCTTTCATTTGTTTCAATTGCAAAATCTTTATCAATTTGAAAGTTAGACTTTAAATCACTAGACTCTGTTATTGCACCCGAATTAATAAGTAATCTATTTTCATCTATGCTTACGTACTTTCCATTTATATTTGTAGAAAAAGTAATCTGATCAATTTGAGAACTGTTTGGGCCTATATGTAAAGTGTTATCCATGTCAAGCCATAACGAATTATGAATATTGCCATCTTGATCAAGAATTTTAATAAAACCACCCGGACCTTGCTCATTATAGGATAACTGTAAATCAATATCTTCTAATATTACATGACCACCCTTAAACCAATGCGAATCTTCTATTGTATATGACGGAGTTCCTGCTGCAGAATTTTGTAATTTAATAAATGCATCTATAGATTCTATAATGAGTCCATTTTCTGCTCCTGAAGCAATTGATTGCGCGCCCTGTATAAGTAAAGTACCTGTATTATCTACAGCAAACCTTGCAAATTGAGAAGCTTGATATTTTCCATCTCCACCTATCATGGTAGTATGCCCAAAAATAGCATTATTGACTATATTTGTCCCATCTACAATACTTGAAATATACCCTCCATCAGAGTAGTTACCAATTTCGTTCCAATCATCATATGATGCATAGTCGTTTGCCCCTAGTAATATTTTGGCAGGGTTTCCAGTTTCATCAATGCCAGGCGTTAGTATTCTAGCACCGTTTTGATTATGCTGAATCCACTCTTCTGTTAAATCTAAGCCAGCATCTCCTTGAAGACCCTGTATGCCTTGTTCTCCAGGTTGTCCAATTAAACCCATTAAACCCTGGGGCCCTTCCTCTCCACGAAACCCAGCTGGTCCTCCGCCATTGATTAAAATTTGGTTAAAATTATAATTAAGCTTCCCAACTAACTCAGAAAGTTTATCAGCACTTGTTAATTCTTTAATTTTTATATTTGACATATTAAATCTTTATCATTTTTATTGTAGGTGAAAATGAATAGTTATAGCCTTTAGTTTTATTAACTATAATTCTCACATCATATTTATTTTTTATAGACTGTTCAGTACTATAATTATTATTTATTGAATATCCTAAGTTAAGTTTGTCATTCATATTTAGAAAGTTAACTACCGGTAAACTCTCATTTAAATTTGCATCAGTTGAAATAACAGAATATAGTTGTATACTTTCTACATTATATTTATCCAATAAATTATTAAAAATATATTCTTTACTATCTCTTTCATTTAAATATAAGCTTAGCGTGTTCTTAACAAACGTATCATATATAGCATTTATTGCTATTTTTGTTACGTCTATATCTAATAGTATCTGTGTTTGCGTTTCAGCATATCTAATATTACTTCCACCTTCTATATACCTTACTTCATTTAATTCTGTGTAAGTTAATTCATCTGCTATAAAGTACTCAGCTTCGAATTCATCAATTAAATTTATCATCTTAGAGCCAAACATCGCCTTATGCTCTAGTAAATTTGGAATGTCGTTCTGTAGAACATGTTTATTAACAGAGTAGCTTTGCGTGTAATAGCCATTGGCCCATGTGCTATCAAAAACGTTTAAATCTTTCATTCTTACAGGGTCTATTAAACCTAGCACACCCCCGTTGCTTGGTATATAATTATTCATCACGGCATTATATGATAGCCCTTCTATTAAAGCACCACCTATATCATTAAAAACTTCTGTGCTTCTATTTTTAAATGCATTAAATATAACAGCGTTTCTATCATTCTCAGTTATTTCAGCATTATCAAATTCATTAATTCTATAATGGGACGTTCTAATTACATCATTAAACTTAGGCATAAATTTATCTCCATATCTATATAAATCTCCAAATGCTGTTGAATATGCAGTCTGGTCAATTACTGATACGCTATACTGGCTTTGCGAAAGAATTCCATTTTCATCAATAGTTTCATACGAAATAAAATCTGAGTTTTCTGCTAGCAATTTAGCTACGTTCCCAATCGCTAAATTACTTAAAATGCCAGATGCAGCTTTAAATCTACCATTTTCATAAACATACTCTGATTCTCTTAATATTGAATTTGATATAGTAGTTGGCTGTGATGCAATTTCTCCAGTTGAAATATATCTAAAATTGCTACAACTTAGTTCACCATTTGAAATAACTTTATCAACGTCAAATATTAAATCTAAATAATCTATTCTAATTGAATTAAACACGCCCTCTTCATTAAGCTTAATATCTTCTTTAAATCTGCTTGGCATTCCTCTATCGTCATAGCTGCCTTTAACAATCCCATTTAAAAAATCTGTGCCGCTAATTTCTTCAGCTCTACAGTCAATAATGCCTTGGATTTGTAAATCACCTACTGATGTACCAGATAAATCTTCATAAAAAGTATCTAATGAGTAAAGTAACGTTCTATCAACTGCAAAGTCTGTCATGAAGTGGTCAAGCTGTAAAAATACTAAGAATGTTATATTTTTAAACTTTTTATTCATTATGATTTTAATTTCAAAACGCTTCTTATCTTCTCCATAGTTAGTGCCGTCGTGAGGAATAAGAATAGCAGAAAACTTATAGTTATTATAGTTAGTTTCATTAATATCACCGTTAGATGGGATGGTATTGCTAATTTTAAACTTTACTCCTCTAAAAATAGTTTCACCATGTGCATTAACTTTGCTATATCTATGCTGAGTTTCTACAACTTCCTGTTCTCCTCTAGTTACAGTTGCACTATATGGATTTGCTAAATCATCTAAAATAACTTTCCTTAGTGTATTAATCGTGAAGTACTTTTCAAAGTAATTGACATTGCTATTATATAAGCCATCTTCGCTTATGTCTATCGCATAGTCAAAATAGTTTTTAATATCGTTTAATTCTAAATCAACCGCTCCTAGCCAATTTGGCATTGTATGAAGATAGAACCATTCGTGCGTAAATGCAAAAGAAAGTCGTTCATCTGCCTTTGTGATTGGCAAAATGCCTGCATTACTAAATGCTATCGAAGAATTTAATCTATGCGGATTTAATCTAGAATCTGTATTTGATAATGATGACCATTTAGTAATATATGGATTTATTCTAGACTTATGCTTATTATTTCCTGCATTTTCATTAAACAATGTATACTCATTTTCTGCTGGTATTATCGTTCCATTTGAATCAACTGTGTTGACAGAATTAAAGCCTACGTTATTTATAAAGTATTCTATATCTGGGTTGTTATTAGTCGCATTATTAAAAATGTCTTTATAAAAAATTAATTCACTTTTCAATTCATCGGAAATACTATATTCTGTGCTATAGAAATTAAAATCAAAGTCTTTTACTTTAAATATAGATAGTGCACCAAATGGTATGTTATATAGCTCATACAAGCCAATTGATTCTGTTGAGTCTATGTATATTTTTGTATTTTTTTCTGTATAAACTGTTACCTTTGTATCAATATCTCTAAAATCTATTATGTTGTTTAGCGTATCATATATTGGTTCGTCGATATAAGAACATACGTATGCTATCTGGAGTAGCTCGTTATCTCTACTTGGCGGTCTAATTCCCCTTATAAATTTCTCATCTTCATTAAATGCTGAAAACAAATCTTTATCTATTGTTATTTTATTATATGGGGAATCACTCCCGCCAATAAAACTCCAGCTATTATATCCATCGATGTTATGCTGAGATATTGCTTGAAATTCTAAACTTATAGAATCTCCAGTATTCAATTTATATTCTCCAAATATTATAGAATTTGATCTTTCACCATCGCTCTTTGCAGTAGCAAGAATTTTATGTGAATTTTTATCTATGATAATAACTTTATATGGGAGATTTTCACCCTCGTTTAATGCATCAACAAGTGCATTAGTAACTTCTTTAAGAGTACCTTGATTAGAAAAGAATTTATTTAAATGCTTGCCTCTTTTAAGCGTTAATAATTCACCCTCGCTTATAAGATTATGATCAATAGCAGTTACTACATATTTTTTAAATTCTGATGATACCAATTTATTTAAAGTACATGAGGTATCTCCGCCTGATAAATTACTAACATTAAAATCTGAGTCTTCTCCGTGAAAATCATTTTCAAGAATTACAAGCTTATCTCCCTGTCTAGAAACTTGGTACTTTGTAAATTCAAGAACAGGCGTAGATTCCCATGCATCTATGCAAGCTTGATATGCTTCACCTAAAATATCTCCTGAATCTGGTGGTATTGCAAAATCGATGTAATCTTTTTCTGTATATGCTATTCTAATAGTGTCAAACTCAGAAACATTTGAAAGAATTAGTTCATATGATTGTCTTTTAGGTCTAGCTATAAAAAATCTATCACCATGCTTAGGAGCATCTTTCATTGCAAATTCAAATCTTGCTATACCATTTATATTATTCTGCTGTACATGCGCTGATAGTACTATTTCATTACCACCTGTTAAATCTTTCCAGTTAATTTTGTTAGCTGCAAGTCTAATCTTCTTAAAGCTACTATCAGAATTATTCTTAAAATTATAAAAATCACCGCTTTTTCCTTTTAAATAAAATACTGAGTTAAACTGCAAGTCTTCTTCATTCGGGATTAAATAACTTGGCTTATCACTCATATATTGAGACTTTGGCGTAGATTCATATTCTGGATATACTGCTATTCCGTCTATATTCGCTTGGATAAAGTCACTTAAATTTGTTTCATTAGTGTCATACTCGCTAGAAATTTTAGGTATTTGATTTTTTTCATTATCTATATCACGTAGCGCAGCTGAGCCGTCTAATCTAAAAGTCCCGAGTTCATTCTCAGATATATATAAACCGAAATATCTATAAGGCTTAAAAATTTCAGCATTTTCATCGTTAAACATAAATTCAAGATTCAAGATATTTCCAATTGCTAACCCATTTCGTTCAAACCCTAAAGTAATATATTCATCATCGTTAATAATGCTCCCGTCTGTCGATATAAAATTGCTGTTTATTATTTCGCTTTTATTGACAAAACCACCCTTAGTTACATCGATGCCTGTAATAGTTGCACCTATATTTTTATTAAATGAAATTGATAGAGCATCTGAGTATTGAAAAAGCCTATCTGAGTAGCTTCTTATATACTTCCCTATTGAACTATCTTCCTTTAGACTAAATGTTTTAACAATTGTTGATTTTTCAAATAAATTAGATTCATCAATATGCTCTGTTAAACTATCTTCATTTCTAAAAATTATAAAATAATCTGGAACATTTTTATTAAGCCATAGTGGAGCAAAATAGCTAAAATTTTCATCATAGTAATTTGGAGCGTAATCACCACCAGACCAATATTTCGTATAATACTGTGAATTAAACTTGCGCTTTACATCTAATTGTATATTTTCAATTTCAAAAATATTCTTTAGAGATAAATTTCCGTTATCATAAAAACGAATCAAGTCTTCTTCATACTTTCCAGAACTTGATACTGGGTACTTTTTATACTTCTTTTTACTTAAAGCACTCCCAACATCAAAAGCTTCTAAAAAAATATCATTTGAACTATTAGCAATCAGTTTAACGTTTCCAGTTAACTTAGGATTTGTTCGTAATAGTTGAAATGATGCATCATGAGTTAAATCTACATTCACTATATTTAAATATTATTTTTATTGTTCACCGCCGGTGTTACCTAAGTCCTGTGGGCTAAATTTCGTACTCCCAAATCCTAGTTCTTTATACGTTACATTAAATTTCAAATCAAAGCTTGTAATATCATTATCTTTTTCTTTAATATCAAAACCTATTGTTTTGTTGTATTGTAAAAAGCCTGAATTTTCTGGATCTCCGTCTATAAAGCCAGAGCCACCATCATTCGCTCCAGAATAATCTGTCATTCTGTATTGAAATACTATAGGAAATCTTATTGCATTTTCTGAGCCCATTGCTATATTTTTATATGAGAATTGAGTTTCACCTCCAATATTTAAACTTTCTTTGTTGTTTAATTTGACAAAAAGATAACACCCGCAGCTTCTGCCGCCTAGTAGATATTGATCGTTTTCAACAAATTGTGACTTCATTGCTCTATTTCCGTCATTAAAATATGCGTTATTGAGCGTTGTTTTAAAATACTTATTATGAACAATTTTGCCGTTTGTATTTATATCTGACAATGCTGTTGTAACTTCTGCGCTATATTCAAATGCTGCAGGGTGATAGTCTGCTACAATAGGGTGATCTTTATGCACATATAAAGAATTAGCATAATCATTTACATTGCTTGTGTCTATTAACTCTGGGTGCATGTTAAAATATTTATACTTCCATATAAATGCTGTGCTACCTCCAACTTCTGTACTTGGAATAGAATCTGCACTGTATTCATAATTATTTCTATTTGCATTTGCTGGAACAGAATTTGTATCTAAATCAATATCTGAATAGTTATTATGCGCACCATCGATAGACTTAAGTCTTACATACACGCTCTGTCCATTTGTCTGTCTTCCCTGATATGGTTGTAATTGATCTAGCTCAGACATATAATTAACAGGCACATAGTCATATCTCCCGTTATTCATAAAATATAAGTTATTGTCGACTACAGATGAAACTTCATTACCATTATTGAAAAAATCTCCAGATGAGTAAATTTCTGTATTTACACTCCCTGGGAGTAAACTTGCAAGTTCGACTGGTCCAGCTTGTATATTTTCTATAACCACTTCATATTCTTTACTAATAATTGCACCTTTTTTAATAGCCATGCCTTCTACGTCATTCTTATAAAATCCTGCAAAAATGTTTGTAGTTCCATTTATCTTAACTGGAATAATAGTACCATCTGGAGCAATTACTTTAACACTCATTTCGCCTTTAGTTTTACTTAATTCTGTTTGCAACTGGCTAATCATATTTGATAATTCGTTAAGCTTATCATATAATGCTATTGGGCTTTGTTCTGGTGTAAAGAAGCCAGATGAAATTGAATTTGCATCATGCAAATACTCTTTACCTCCTGATTTATAAGATGATTCTACATGGCTAAAAACGCCTAAGCCCTGTAGCTCTTCCCACATTTTGATTTTAGATAAATCTTGTAAATTTTCCTTTATAATAGAGCCTAGTGGTGTTAACTTATTTAAAGAATCAGGGAAATTAATTCTAATTGAGTTGCTCCATTCTGACATCATAGAATTACTTGGATAGCCTGCTTCTGAAACTGATTTAATTCTAACTTCTACAGTTTCACCATAGTTAATCGGAATATCTAGTTGATTGATATTTATAAGATCTCCATTCTCAACTGAGCTACTAACCCATTCGTATTTACCTGATGCATTTAGTGCTCGTATTAATACTGGTGATTTCATTTCGATCCAATCAGAAAATGTACCACGCTTCTTTGAATCTTCACTACCAAAGTCAAATGTTTCAGTATTGCTAGAATCTCCAGACTTTGTTAAATATCTATAGTTAAGTATAAACCCTATAACTTTCTGGTCTCCTGTAGATTTATGAGTTTGTGCTTGTGGAATCTCCCAAAAACCACGAACTCTGTACTTTGGGCTTACGTTAACTAAATTAGTATCATTAATAGTACTTTTAATATCCCTTACAACTGAAGCAAATAGCGTGCTTTCAGTTTCACGGTCATTTACTAAACTTCTATATACAGTTCTATCTGCTTGATATTCAGCATCTGTCGAGTACTCTTTGTTACTCATTAGATCTCGTTGAGCTTTAAGCTCTGTATCGAATGCTTTAACCTTACTCTCTGCTTCTTCTTTCGTTGATTGTAAATCTTGTACATTTTTAAATGCATCAGAACCTGTAAGATGATCGTTAATAGATGTTACTCTAAAATCTCTACTATCAAGTTCTGGTGCATTTGGAGTAACTCCAAATGCTGATGGCGGGACATTATCTAATTGATATGAATGTATAAATCTACCGAAGTCTACGACATATTCATCATAATAATCTGCTAAGCTCATATGTTTACCAGCACTATCTATAATCGTTAGTTCATTACTACTAAATCCAATACCATTTGACCAGTGCTTCGACTCTATTTTACTAATTGGATTGATTCCCTTAACGAATATAACTAAATTTTCATCAAATCCTATATTTATATTAGTTGATAAATCACTCTCATATCCCTTATAGATTGATAGAACATTTGCTCCTACCTTGAGTATATCTCTCCCGTCCATTAAATTAACTTTAATAGTTTTAGTAGCTTTATCAATAGCTGTAATTGTATATCTTGTATTAGTATTATTGAGCTTTAATGTATCTCCTGTGTTTATCATCAAACCGTCACTTACTCCACTCTTTAAATCTGTGTATGAAAGTTTATTTAATTGATAAATGTTTTTATTATCATTAGCGTCTTTAAGTATTGATATAACTGAAAAATTACCCTCATAATTAACTGTTCTTGGTGGCATTTTAACAATATCTTCATCTAATTCATATGATATGTTATTATCAGTTAAAAAGCTGTTAAACAAATCATGATTAATAGAGGAGCTTCCTTTGAAATTATTATCAAAGTGTTCTTGTATAACGCTTTCACTTAAATCAAGAATATACCTTTTTACTTTAACATCTTCTGTTGCGATGTCAATTTTATCTGAAAAGTCAAGCGCTATATAGAGCTGTGGATTTAAAAAGTCTTCAAAGAACCAGTTTGATTTAGTATTAAATTTACTTGGAACTTCTAGCCCTGAGATATCATTTGCTTCTTTTAGCAATTCTGATTTTATTACTTTTTGAAATGTCCCGTCTGCTAATTGAACAGCAACTTCTTGCCCTGAAAAACTTGATAAATTTTCAAAATTCAAGTTAAGTCTTTCAAGTTCTTTCACCATCCACCCAAATGTAGGTATATTGATATTTACTCTTGAATGATCATCTTTCAATATCGTAAGCGTGACGTTATCTTTGTCAGAATAAACTGCTTCGCTAATCTTAGAATAAGTATCTATTGCATTTGTGTTTAATCTTACATACTGTGCAACTTTACTAGCTAACGAATTTGTAGGGATATCTGTTACAGGGTTTTCTGTTATAATATCACCGTCTGAATTTATTGTGTTATTTGCCATCTTTTATTATTTTTATCTTAAAATGTCTATGCCGAACTCATATGTACTTTCACTAATACATATAATTTCTATGACTGGTTTATTTGTTATAAAACTGCTATTTGAGATAGATTTTATAATTTTACCGTATGTTCCAGTTCTAAATCTATTTCTTGAATCTGTAAATATATTAACATTAAAGCCATTCAAATCCATTTCGCTATTCCATGAAATTTTTAATGTTTGACCATTTTTAAATCTGTTTATATAATCATCAATGTAAATATTAAGATTATCGTTTGCAGAATCTTCAACGCTTACCCTTGCCATATTCGTAAACGGAATTAACTTCAAGTATAATGATTTACTAGATGATGTCAATAATGAAAACGGTGAAGCTGCTGTGACTTCATTAAACTTTTCATTTGTATCTTTATCATACTCATAAAATCTATTTATATTGTATGCTTGATTTCTGTTAATGATTTTAATTGAATTAGGCGAAGCTTTGCTTATAGAAATACCATCACTTCCTTCAAATACATCGAGATTATATTGAATATTTTTATTTAGTGCTCCATCTGCTAATGCAGTAATATCGTTTGCATTTTGACTTATCAAGTCAACTAAAGAAGTTGCACTATCATACATCATCTTTGCATCTATTAATGATTGTTCAAATTCAGCTAACTTAGCTTGCATTTCTACAACATTTGTGCTTGAAAAAGCTAGTGCTTCTAAATTGTCTATTCTAGCTGCGAATGAGTTACTTTGTTCTTGTATATTTTCAACTAAGTGCGCAGAATTTTGAATAATTAAACTTGCATCATTAAAAAGATCCATTGACATAGTATTATAGTCATTAATGTTAGATTCTATTGCTACATTATCAATGCTTGTATCGAATTTAATATTAACTTTTAACCCGTATGCATTACCATTAAGTTTAGTAACTGCATCTGGCTTAAATTTATCATATCGCTGAATGTATGATTTATTCGTAGTCTCATATATGTTATCTAAAATTAGTATGCCATACAAATTAGTCACAGAATCATCCCTATTAGATGTATTGTATAAATCATAATAAATCAAAGCAGCATTAAACTTAAATGAGCTTGAGTTGCTTGCCTGTGCATAGTCATATAAAGTTTCCATATTTACTTCATCTTGAATCTCTTTATATGATTCAGGATTCCAATCGAGACTTATTCCGTCTAATTTACTACGCTTGTATGTTATAGTTGTAAATGAGTCTGCTGTTGGGTAATCAGCATGATCTTTTATAATTAAATCATTTTCTACATTATCAAATGTTAAATCTGTATAATATGAGTCTTCTTCCCATGCCTCATGCCATCTTGCATTTTCTGTGCCATCGCTAGTCTCTGCTGTACCATAATTAACTAGTGCATCATAGTCATAATATGCACTAATACTTAGCCCATCTGGATGTATTGTACTATCATCTCTGCCATAAACATATTCGCTAGAATTTAGTACAGCCATTGATGGATAATAATTTGCATCTGAAATTGTATCAAATAGTATGGCAGGTTGCGCACCGACATGACTCGGTATATTTAGATATAATTCTGAATACGAGTTTCCTGCGTAGTTCACGTTGTTTGTTATTTCGATATCTCCCATATATTTTACTACGCGGTTATATTGGTTATCTACGCTATTTTCTTCTTTATACTTGTTTGTTAATAAAGTATCATCTGCGCTTGCTTCTTGAAATCTTATTGCCCCCAGTTCTTTCATCCATTTCCAGAATACACGCTCAGCTACTGTTCTCTTTAAACCTGAATTATAATCATCATCTATTAATAATAATGATTCTAGATTTAATGCATAATTCTGTAATGATTGAGCAAGCTCAACGTTAGTATCGTTTGGTTCTTGATCAAAAATTCTTCCATCAATAGTATTAAACTGTATGAAATTTTCACCCTGTGAAGGGACATCCATATCTGGAATATCTATTAATGCAAACTTTGAAAATTCAAAGTTAAGATCTTCATTACCAAACGCCATAGTCAAGTCTTGCGACGCTGATGTAAATGCATACAAAGTACCGCCCTGTACTTGTAATGTTCTGATTAATGGTGTTGCCATTGTTATTATTTTCTTTTATTTATGCTACAGTAATGCCAAAAGATGATTCCAAATACCAGTTGTTATCTACCTGTATAAATGTTGCAGTTTGATTCTGTCCTGTAAATTTTACCATAGTACTAGAACCTGGCAATAACAATGAATCTGATGTTATAATCATTTCTTTACCTGTAAAATCTGATGAATCTTCTGAGATTAGCATAACTTTTTGTCCGTTTGCCCCAGCTGGTAAAGTTACATTAACGTCGCTCCCGTCTCCGTTAGCAACCTTAAGCTTATATACGTTATCTGGGTCGCTTGAAACTTCACTTAAAGTATATGTAGAACCGCCATCGAATGTTTTATCTGCGTATGATGGACTAATAACTGGTTTATTAAATGTTGCAAGATCATTAAAAGTTATAGGACATGTAAATGACGCTAAGCTTGATGTCACTGAAAATGAAGGATCTGCTTGATCTCCAATTGAAAGTGCATTTGACTTAACATTCGTCATGCCGTCTAAAATCTGTGCATCTACATCTAAATACGCATGTACATCATTAATCGCATCTGTTACTATAGCAAAATTTTCGTTAATATCAAATCTTGACTGATATAATGAAGCTGTTGCTGATAGCTCTTTTGTTGTAATTGACATAGTCTAATTTATTTTTTTGTACGTAGGTCATCAAGTCTTGCTTGAATCTCTTTTTCTTTTTCTTTATATTCTTCCATTAATTCCCAATTGTTTTGAATTTCTTTTAGTAATGTAATGAAAACGTCTAAATCTTTTTTACTTTCCATGTTGCTTGAAGAAAAACTTACTTTTTCTATCTCGTGAGAATCATCACCAAAAATACTTTCATCTACAAAATAAACAGTGGTTTGTGGTAAAATGTGATGAGAAAATGATTCAATGCCAAAGTTTAAGCTATGAGACCCGCGCCCCGTTTGAAGAACCTTAGCTTTAATTTTTTTTCTATATTCTTTAACAAGATCTGTAAACTCTTTGTAGATTGCTTTAGCTTCTTCACCTTTAGCTTCATTAATTCCATCTTCTTTAATAACTTCTTGGATAGTTTCTCTTAATTGTGCTTCTGTTAGTTTCATTTTATTGTTATTATATTTTTATTTTTGTTATATACATTTCCATTTGAATCTTCTAATTCTAAAGATAATGTATAATTACCAGCTTTCTTAAAAAGATAAGAAAAGTATTTACTGTTTGAATATATATCCTCGCTTATATTATCATTGTAATTCAATGTCCATTTAGCTTTCGTCTTTCCAGGTATTCTAGAATGGTCAGCAGAAAATACAACATGGGTAAGCTTTGGTAATTCTTGGTGTTCTTCAAATATAATTGAATTATTCTGCGTATAACCTAAATCTTTGTGTAAGTTTAAATGACTTAGCTCAATGTTATTTGGTTCTATATGATACCAATCTCCGCTTTCCCCAAGCTCTTTAGCAATCGCAAGTATAAAGTATTCAACGCCAGTATCTGTATCAATTATAAGTTTATACTCATACTTACTAAATACTGGTGCTGTTGATGCATTTAATAGATTTACTGCATCTGAAAGAATATTACTCGTAAATTCTATCGTCCCAATATCTGGGATAGGTAACTGCTGAACAATACTTAAAGTACCTCCATTACTAACAGTGTTAATTCTAAAAGAGGCTGGAGTATTAATCCCTAACAGAGTTGCATCCCACCAAATATGCTTAGTATCTTCCCATGTTGCATCCTCTAAGTTATCCCATCTATAAGGACCAGGGAGTGTAGAAAACCCATCATCGCTATCATCTATATATCTTAATGACATTGCCATATCAAGGTTATCACTAGCAGGAAAGCCACTTCTACTTAAGCTTCCATACAAGTATTTAAGTTCTTCTCTCGGCATATCTTTTGGTAAAAATGGTAATTCCCATGTTGATGTAAAGTCTTCCCAGCTATATTTTGCATTCTCCCATGTAACTTCATCTCCAAGTGTTTTATATACTCCAGCTATTTCAGCTTCGTATGGGTGTACAGTAATGCTTTCTTTATTGTGATTTAAAACAACATTATTAAATGAGTCATACAACTTCATAATTACATTATAATTGCCTGGGTATGGCAATATTAATGCAAGTTTATTGTGCGTTGATATTAGCCCTCTAGATTCATAGTAAAAATCTTCATACTCATTGCTTTCTTTTTCAATAAACCATTCTACTTCATAAAAATTACCATTCCCAATACTTTCCCATGTATTAATGTTCGTAGAAGAATCAACTGTTAACAATAAAGCAGGTCTCCCTTCTCCTTTATACCTTGGATATGCTATTAAGTCGATATCTGCATGCACAGAAGTATTTCTTTTTAAGAGCATCGTATCATCATTTCCATCACCGCTTTCATCCATAAAGGAAATATTGAATGAACTTAAAAAGTTTGCATTTGTTGCAACAATTTTATCAAATATATTTTTAATAGAATCTCCATCAATCATTGTGGTTTCTGCTTTTTCACCTGTTGCTTTATTCTCTATGCCAAACACTGTTCCGACCTGTAAATTGTCCATAGTAAAAGAATATGTTATTAATCCGTTTGTATCTAAATTTTCCCAAGTGGTCAATGCTTCGGCCCAAGTTAAGTGAAATGAGGTATTCTCTAACACGACAGGAGAGCCTGCAGGTATTCCTTCAGTATCTGGTAATTGAGAAAAATTATCAAAATTGTATGCATCAAAATAGCCTAAAACAACATCTGCTATTTCTGATACAGTATATGACATACTGGTCTCTGTGTTATAAAGTTCACCATTTTCTAATTCACGAAGTAATGCGTATCCGCCTTCGCTTATTGGTAAACCCGCTGTTGTCAGTACTATATCTCCCATGTGTTTATCTTTGTTGTTTAATCTTCTGTATATCCTGCATAATAATATCCAGGGTCTACATAAAAGTCTGCTATATCATCTGTGGACATGGACATCGTTGTGTCGTTTATTTCTTCAAAGTCTTCTTTTTCAGTAAATGCATACATAAACTCAGATCCGAGACCTCTTAAATCTTTTATAAATCTACCAGCTTGAGTTACTTTCATTGTTGCTTTTATACCTGTACTTACTTCATCTATTCTTTGCTGATTAGTAAATGCATTAAATTCTACTTTATTAAAGTAATCTGCTTCGCCAATTATTTCCCAAATCCTAGCATTTAATGGCAAATATTTATCACGCAATATTTCTTTAAGAGCAAAAAGTTTCAATAGCACTTCTTCTATCGGATATTCCAGCAACTCCTCTGTCATCATAATATCAAACTTATCATACTTCCCGGTTGGCTTATTAATTTGAAATACTAGTGAAAGCCTATTAGATTTTCTATATGTTTTAGATGGCAAATTAATGTTAGGTTTTGAAAAATCTGCACCGTCTTCTAATATGGCATTAACGTCAAATGATTTATATTTAGTGGCCCAGTCATCTGTGGCTGAGTTTTCCTTAAACTCTATGTTCGGATTTCCTATCAATCTCCAGTATTCTCTTACTTTAATATTATCATAACCAAAAAACTTAATAACATTTACTAAAGCCTTATAGCTTCCAACGTAAGGGTAAATGTTATGTCCTTCTAGTAGCATTTCTTTACGCTTTTGATTAAGTAATTCATAATCAATAAAGTCTTCATTAATATCTGCTTCTCTAAGTGCTTTAAATTCTGATTCTTTAACATCATGACCTAAGTTATCTAATAGCACATTTAATCTATCATCTTCTGCTTCAGACTCTGCGTAAAAATCTATCTCTGCTATAATATCATTAGTTTCTTCTTCTTTTATAAAAAGCTTTCTTTCATATATGTCTTCGTCAAATGATCTAAATGCAAAGTTTATTTGCATGCATCTTCTATCAATATCGCTTGTTATTTTATGATAGTCGTCGCTAAATACTGGGTTTGATGTGGGATGGTTATCTAAAGTCAGTGATAAATCTTCATATATAATTAGATTTGCATTCTCTTTTTCATCAAATTCAAACCCGTATAGTGAAATAGTTTCAGTATTAGAGTCTTCCCACTCAAAATTCCAGTTCTTCGAATCTGCATTAGGTATACCAATCTTTGGGAACCCGTGTCTACCATCAGTGTTTGAAAATTCTTCAGTAATAAACATATTAATGCTTTCAAAAAGCTTAACAGATACTTTAGGGAAATACAACTTCCCGCGCCATCTATCGTTTTCTACATCAAAAATGAGATTTAATGATTCGCCTTCTTTATCAAAAAAGTATAAATGTCTATATTTATTGTAAACTGACATTATCTAATCTTATCGTATTTTTTACTTACTGTATATACTTTCCAAAGCTGTAACTGTCTAGCACTATCAATCAGCTTAATAAAAATACTTTCAATATAATTTAAGAACAGTCTAGTTCTTTCATTTCTTAAGATGTGATTTGAGATTGTCTTTTCAAAAATCTGGCCTTGATACCCGAAGTTAGTCCGATACACTCTATTCACAGAATTGTATGCTTCGTCATATAAACTTTTCTTTACGTATTTTCTTCTCATTGTGATGATTTAATTCTAATGTTTGATTTATAAGTTAAAGCTTCATCAAAAACTACCTTTAAACTATACATTTTACTTCCTTCTTCAGATTCGCTGTTACCTATCATATAATAGGGTTCATCTATAACTTCAATACCATCTGCTGTAACCCACCCTCCTCTTATGATTGGAAATTTTCCTTCTTGAACGCGAATATCTCCTAACTTATCAAAGTACTTATTACGCAGCTGTTCTAAATTAGCATTAGGTATTTGCTTAAGTGCTTCATAATCTTGACTATAATATTGAATTGTTAAAGAGTCAACTCCTTCAATATCTTCAACTATACCTGTTATATCAGACCTTGGTATTCTGTCTTTTCTTTTATTATTTAAAAAATATTCACTTAAACTTTTTCTAATATCATAATATATGTTTTCTGGGTCTGTATTATTCCAGTATCTAATGTGCAATTCCACTGCATATCTTGTAACATGCTGGTCTATAAACTGAACCTCCGACCCAATCATAAGCTGACCTGATTTGTTTAATGCTGTCTTAAGCATTAGCATTTCTGAGGGGCTTAATGTAAACTCCTCTTCTGGAAATTGAAAATAGTCGTAAGTCCCATATATTTTCTTAGCAACATCTGGCAAAATATTTAAATAAATGATGTTATCATCTTCTAAGTTGTCATCTCCAGCCGTATTATATGCTTCAATGTGAGAGAATGAATCATATCTAGACAAAAAGTATTCAAAGTCTCTAGGGTGTGATAGTGTAAAATTACGACTTGCGTATGGGGCTATAACTTTTGTAAAGTTTGTATCTTCAGAATTTGCTCCCATTTTAGGTGAAATTTTAGTTTCTATCACAAGAAACTCGTTTAAGTCCACCGGCGCCCCTAAAGAATCAAAGCCTTCATCTTCAAACATATAGAATACGTCTGCTGAGTCTGCGACATTTCCTCTGCTCCCGTCAGTGTTAATGTACTCTACGTCAATAACAGACCCGAGATCTGGGATTTTCCCGAAATGATTATTTCCAAAGAATATGTCAATTCCGCCTGAAATGCCAGTTTTAATTAAGCAACCTTCTGTATTTCTTCTCATATCATATAATGAATCGAAATTTGGCCATATCTTTCCATTTACTGTAACTGTTACTTCGTGATGATCTGTTCTACCTTGCGTATCGATGTTAAAACTTTGCATTGATTTACCAGTACCAGTAACTGTTTGTTTATCAAAAATCCCTTGGGTAATTTTTACGCTTACAAACCTGTTAAGCTTGGTCTTATCCATTTTAATATAATCAAGATTATCAGAAATAGAATAAATTAAGCCATTAGTTGCTAATTTAAGTTTTGCTCTATTTGGTATAAAAATATAATCTCCAGCTATATCATCTAACTTAACTTCTGGCATGTAGCGAATTTTGATTTCACCAATTGCACTTATCCCTCTAGTAGGATTATGGCCAGTAAGTCTTGCTAAACCGTAAATGCTTGATTTGTTTGTTGCTGTTGCAATATTCTGTTCAACCGTAGCATCTTCTATATAATACAATATAAGTTCTGTCAATTCTGACATTACTTTTAATATCTGTGCAAATGGGCTAGCTGATGTAAATACTGTGCTTGCTTTATTGTAAGTACTAATTAAATATGCTTTTGCGTCATTAAACATGTCATTAGCTGAAACTCTAGTTCTGCTTATAAATCTTAAATCTTTCTTGTTACTAATCATCTAAATTTCTTTAATTTATGGTTACTCCTGTTACTGGCGTACTATTTATAAGAACATCAAGTGTTGCAATATCTCGCACCGTGCCTTTATAAAATTGGCACTTTACTTCAATGTTATAATTACTTGACATTGGAATATATTTCTCAATTTGCTCTTCAAGCGTTCGTTCTATTTGCCCTGCTGTTAGATTAAATTCGTATATTAGCCCTTCTAACCCAGAACCCATCTGATGCTCGCCTAAAACCTCAGTTTTTTCAGTATAAAGTAACATATTAATTTGTTCAATCAATATATCTATATCATCCTGTGATTCTAATGCTCTAGGGTTAAAGTTCGGGTCACCTGAGTTTTTAATATAAATGTCCATTATATTATATATTTTAATATTATATTAGCTGGTAAGAAAATAGTCAATGCCCTCATCGCCCTTTATTTCTTCAATAATAGCTTCGAGCTCAGCTTCTGCGCTATCCTTAATAGCATCACCGTTAATAGTTATGTCACCCGGTAGATTGTACTCAAAAGTTGTTAGCATTATACCTAATTGCTTTTTAACTTTTGCTGTAGTATATCGTATAAAAATTTCATCAATGAATAAATCTTCATCTGGTATGCTCTCATATACTTCAAGCACCAGATGCTTGTCCCCGTCTGGAGTTTCTCCTAGTATTTTCAATATATGACTATTAGGATTATAACTGAAACTAATCGGATTAATAAATATGCTATTCATCATATCTATATATTTTTCTCTAACTACATACTGTAATAGAGTTTCTCCTGCTGCAGCTTCTCCTCCCCTCATCATGCCTTGAAATATAAGCTTATCAACTGCAAAGTCAGACCCTAAGCTCCCTGTGCTGAATTCTCCAGCATTGGGAGTAGTTAAGTTGCACCCATGCACAGAAACGATATTTCCGCTGCCATCTTCTCTTGCTGATGGGAGCTTAAACGCTCGTTTAGCATTAAATGTATCTGTTTCAAATTCTGCATTTGGTATGATATAAAAGTTCTCTGCTACTGAATATTCATAATTCTTATAGAACCATTTCTTTGCTTCTTGTATTATTCTATATACTTCTTTCTTAGGCAAATTCATTGGGATCATCCCGCCGCCTGTTACTTCTTGAGTAATTTCATTCATAAATAAATCTAAAGCACTACCAATGCTATTGTTTAAATCATTAGATTTATCATTTGAATCTTCCCAGCTTTCTGTGCCTACTCTAATATCTGAGTCTCCCATTATCCTTCAATTTGTTTTACATCAATTTCTTTGACATTATTTAATTTAGAGATACCTGTTATTTTACCTTCTCTAAAAATGCCGCCATTCATAGTTCCATTCATGATTGATAATGGTCCAAATATATAACAGTCATTTAATTCTGATGTTCTATTTATATATGAATTTTTCAATTTACTTTCTTTACATTTACAGTGATCAAATAAGTTGCAGTCTTCTAATATTGAACTTGATATATCTGATTTAAATATATCTGCTTTTTTAATATTACCAGAAAGCTTACAACTTATTAAATCTAGTTTTTCTATATTATATATTCTTTCTAATTTAGCATCTTTTACTTGTAAGCGCCCAGTATCTGAATCATAATTTATTAGACCCTTTGAAAAAGAACCAATAACTAATAAATCAATTATTTGAACTCTTATTTTATTCCAATAAAGTTTAAGTATCTCAATATCATCTTTTAAATCAACTGTAAATTGTATATCTGGAAAATGCTTAATAAAATAATCTACACTCTTAAATGATTCGTGTATCTTTTTATTATCATTAATTAATTTATCAAGTTTAATTTTATGTAATGCTGTAAATTCAGTATCTGAAACGTTACTATATAAAAACTCTATAAAATACTCTAACAGGCTTAATATATCATTAACTTGTTTTTGATAATCTTTCCCACCAATATACCTGAATTCAATATAATTCTTTGCTATTTTACTAAAGTTTATACCATAGTATTTTTCGATAGGGTATACGTAATTAGTAATTGAAACTTCAGATGTACTAGGTTGAGAATCTATATGTCTTGGGACAACATATTTGATAGACTTTGCATAAACAGAATTTTGTCTATGCGGAAACATGCTATAGACTTTATCTTCATCAAAGTCTAAAATAAACTTTAATACATTTAACCTATAGACATTTGCAAATCTTGAATTAAATGATATGTTTAAATGAATCGAACATTTATCTGTGGTATATGCATTTTTATCAATCCACTTAAGCATTGATATAAGCAATAATCTAGCTTCATTATATTTTAAAGGACCTGTAATTAATTCTTTTAAATCTTTGCCACCTGAATAATCTGGCTCAAGCTTAAAGACTTTATCAGTTGGCTCAAGCTTACTATGAACTTTATCAATTACAATAACATCTTTATTAAGATATTTTTGAAGTTCTCTACTAGCTTCTTCTGACTTTTTATCATAATAAAATTCAAATTCAAATCCAACTAGTGAATTAATTAAAACTTCATTAAGTGTACTTTCTGTTGTCATTCATGTGCATTATATTTATATTATATATTACAATCTTAACAATATAAGTGCAATAGCTTATCGAAAAGTTGTAAAAATCTTCTTAGATCCTTTATCAATGCCAGTAATAGTAACTTCTATTTTATCACCTTCGTTGACTTTTTTACTAGTTAGTTCTTTAATGGGTACCAGACCAAAGACCCCTTCTTCGAATTTAATAAAGGCACCATAATTTTTAATAGAAGTAACTGTCACTTCTACGTTACTAGTGATTGGGTATTTTTCTTCTATGTTATCCCATGGGTTTTCATATTTTTCTAAACTCAGTATAATCTTCTTTTCAGATATAATCTCTTTAATATAGAAATCTATGCTTTCACCTGGTTTAACTAGACTATTGCTATGTCTTTCTCTAAGCTCATCTGTAAATTCACTCTTATGAATCATCCCAGTTAAACAGTCATCAAATTCACAAAAAATTCCGAATTTAGTAGTACCTGTGACTGAGCCCGTTTTTTGTTCACTCATATTATCTCTAAGAGTTTCTAGTGCTAATGGTTTTTGCAATTCTAAGAATTTTTTATGCGATACAACTATCATATCTCTACTTCTTACGTAATTGATAGGTATAACATAAACCTCATCACCAATGATACTTGCAAAATCATAAAGTTTATTAATTCCTGCATGAGAACCTGGCATAAAACAATCAACCCCTGCTACGTTAATTATATAGCCACCGTTATCAATCATATCTTTTATCGTGCCAAGATATGCAGTATTATCTTCTTCAGAAATTGCAGTTCTCATATTATTATATGTGGTTTGGAGTTCTGCTAGTTCCATTGAAACTTCAATAGGCTCGCTTTCTTTTTTAGTAGCACTCTTGCTGTCAGCTTCTAAGACCATTACATCAACCATATCTCCTATTTCTATCTTCTCAGTTAAGCGTGTAGGTTCTTTTTTTAAAGACATATACGCTGACTGCTTACCATTCATTTCAACAATTATATCTGTTTTTGTTTTTCCAATTACTCGGGTGTTTATCATATCTCCACCCTTTGGTATATAAAATGAATCTAGTGAATCATAAATTAATTTTAAGTGTTCATCACTAAAGCCTGATATTCCAGTAAATTCATCTTCTTCATTTAAATCTTCTCTTTTAACGACTCTAACATCTTCTAAAAGATCTTTGCTTAAATAATTAATCATGTGCTTTTCCTTCTGTTGTTAAATGTTCCATACATGTATTATATGCGAAGAATTATGAATGTTTCAATGGAAATTAGTGCAAGCCAAACCAGGGCAGCACAGTAGGGATAGGGGGAATAGCTGGAGTTATGCCAATATATAATCCCTTTATATCTAATCTAAAATGTAACTCCATTGCAACACGGATTAGTGTAGAATTAATAAACTGAGTTGGGATATATCTAAATCGCTCATCTGTACCAATTATCATACTTGCATACCACGCAGCAGCAATTGTAAATACTGAAATAAAACCTGGGTCAAGTTGAAGTATCCCTGGCGTTGGAATAACTGAAGACGGAGGGTGGGCTGGCAAAGGCATATAAGCACCGGGTATTAGACCAGGTGACCATATCCCAACAAATGCTGCGCCTATTGGTATACAGTCTTTGTATGTTATAGTCTTACAGTTAGTATATAAATTCTTTAAGATACTTGAAAGCGCAAGAGTTAATATAGGTACTCCAACAGCTCTTTGAATAACACTTATATACGGCATTAATAAGTTCCCTCCAGCTGTGTTTGTAAAAACTCCGCTTGCTGGAGCAACTGTTGACAAATATAAATTAGCCATCTCATATGAAAATAAGTCTATTGAACCCATAAAATCTGTTGCGTTTGGCATTGGACTAAAAAATTTGGGTTCTTGAAATGGATCAAATATAGCTATTAAGTTGTTGTGGTATTCATTAAAATCTACCATTATAAAATTCCTCTCCAGCTTATAGGAAGCTCTGTTCTTTGTATTTCTGTTATACTATTTCCATTTTCATCTATACTTTCAACTTCCATTTCATTTATATTATCTGGGTCTGTTATGTTATCCCAATCAATTAATAATGCTTCTAGTTCAGGTGTCATACAATCTAAAGGCATATCATGTTCCATTATGCCTAAATTCTTTTGTGCAATAAAATTACCTTCTGCATTTTCTAGCACTCTTCTATGAAAGTCTATAAACACGTTAGGTTCAAACAATCTTTCACCATTATAAGTCCAAAAGACACCGGGATATTCATAATTACCATCATCTTCAATAGTGCCCTGTAAAAAAATTATATCATCATTTTCTTTATTTTCGCCTTCGCCCTCTTTTGCATTTTTATAACTAGAGCTAATTAACATAATCCCGGGATTAGGTTTAATTTTGCTATCGTCTAATGAAGGATGTATTTGTTTTAAAATATTATAAGGTTCGTTATTAAACTTTAAACTTCCTATATACTTTGCTAGGGCATCTGCATATTCATGAAGCTTACCATAAGGCTTAGTTTCATTATGTTTAAGATTATCATATACGATCCAGTTCCCATTAACCTTTTTACTACTTAAATCGCTACTAAACATCTGATTAAACAATAAAGCGGTAGAATCTTTAAACTTATTAAAATTATTATATGTATTTTGAATTAAATTGTTGTCATCGTCCATTGTATATTCAGTTACATTATATGATATAGAATCAACATACATAACCTGAATCTCACCTTCTTCATTAACAGCTTGCACTTCATAATTTCTGTTAATAGAATTATGACCACCGGCCTTACCATCTAATAGCGCGTTTTGAAATAAATTAAACCAAACATCTGAAAGCTCTGTGCCGGTATACCTTATGTTTTCCCCTGGTTTTATGGCTGGAATATAGTAAGTCAATTCTTCTGTTTGAAAATCTCCTCTGCTAACATTAAAATTAAATGAGTCAAAATACCCAATAAAGCTCTCCTTTAAATTATCCCAGTTTATCATTAGTCTGATTTTGTTGTTTTAGATAAATCTGTTGGTATTGATTGCTGGATTGGCGGGCCACTCGGGCCAGTAGGTGTCGGATGTGTATGTGAGTTATAAAGTCTTTGAAAAGTCTGGCCCTTTAGAATTTTCTCAGCAAACCCTGCACCAAGTCTTACTGAATCTGTATTGCTTGAGTTAAGATGTATATTTCCCTTTGTTGTTAATATAGTGTTTCCTTCGTTCTTTAAAGTCACATTGCTAGAACATTTTATATTGATGTTTCCATCGTTAAGCATTTCGATATTATCACCATTTGGGTTCTTAACCTCAACAGAGCTATCGTTCTTTATGTTTATTACGGTGTCTTTATAGTTAAACACCAGCCCCGTTGTGCCACTCCCAGATTCATTCTCTGTGAAATAAATTTTTAAGCCACCTTCTATGATAGTATCATATATTAAAGAATGCGCATTTAAATAGCTTGGCTCTAATTCTGTCTTTAAGTCTTTTGAAATATGCACATTATAAAAATATACAGGTTCATATATAGAATTATTATCGAACTTGATGCTTACTATACTATTAAGCTTTGGAACAGAGAAAAAACCTCCTCCTGTTTCTGATGCGGCAGTTATAGAGGTGCTGGGCGTTGCCCATGGGATAAAATCGTTTTCAAGCAAATCAAACTTCCCAAACACTTTAACTTTAACCCTTCCTAAAAAATGAGGATCTTCAATATCAACGACTTCACCCAGCCAATCGATGTCGCTTAATCTATCTGGTTTTTTAATATCTGTTAGTTCCATTACTTATACTCCAAAATCACTATCTTATTGCTCATCATATACGTTGTCTGGGTTATTACTTTGTGCATTGCTTGATGATGCACCCCGTTCATGCACATTGCTTCCTATTGCTGGACCAATACCTTCTACGTCTGAACCTGAAAATACATCTCTTAAGCCTTGAACGCTTGCCTGCTCAAGAGCTTGCCCTACTGTATGTACGTTTAATCCATATACGTTTCCAAGTAACAGCGAATTAACATAGCCTGAAACTAAATCCTGCCCATATTGTATGGCAGAATTTTTTAATCGTTCAGGCGCAGCTAATAATGAGTCTTCTATACTATTCCCTAGCTCTTTAACTTGATCTAATATGCTTTGGGCAAAGCCACCATCTTCTTTTTCATAGATAGGGTCTATGCTAAGCGAGCCGCTCTGTGCGTCTGCTGCGTTTGACTCTGCTTCTACATGCCCGATTGGTAAAGTTTCTTGCTTTCCCTTATATCCATCCACGATACCTAAATTATCTTGTGCTTTAGATGATTGACTAATATAGTCATCTAAAGATTCTAATGTATCTGAATTATCTTTTAACTTATTAGCTCTTTTAATTTCTTCTTCTGATTCATCTAGATCAAAGCTTTCTTTTCCAAACTGCCCAGCTTGCTCAGCTTTGCTACCATCTCCGCTTTGCATGATATAGTTTTCTTTATTAGTCATCTTATATCCCAAGTAACCAGGCATAGTTTGAGATTCTATTAAATCAACATTTTCATAATTAATGACAATTTTGCCTCCTATTGCTTCTGGTGCTTCTTTACTTAAATTTCCAAATGATTCAAACGATTCATCATAATTAAACTCGCAATTTGATAATGAAAAAACATAATATGGTGAATTTTCTCCAACTAGATAGTTTATTGCTTTATCTCGTTGATCTTGTTCTGTATCATATTTTAGCACTCCTGTTCCTGTATTCTTTAAATGTCTTGAATTTCTAACAAGTCTAATTTCTGATATGTATAATAAAAATCCAAACTTTCTCAAATTCTCTGGTAATATAACTCTCCCGTACTGTGTGTCATAGCATATATGTCTATATAAATTCATCAATCCACTAATTGGTAGTTCAATTGATTCAAGAGTATTGATAGTTAAAATAGAATCATCGCCACCTCTATATGTATCTTCTAAGCCTTTAAGTTTAAATAAATTATCAATACCATCAATGCTTTGCCAAAACCACGGCATATTTTTATTAATAGATTTAAATGCTTCTATAAAATGTTCGAGATATTTTACTCTTCTAAAATCTTTAATATCATTCAAATATTTAAGTGCTGTATTATCTTCCATGCTTGTTGATAAAAATGGAGAGTTTATTGCATCTATACTATCAAATAATAAGACGAATGAAAGATATGTAGGATCTTGTCTTCCACTGATTAGTTGCTTATTAAGACTAGTATCTTTTTTTAGAAAGTCGTATCTATCTTTTAATGAATAGGGTCGCTGTAACTCTAATATCTTTTCACTGTCTTTAATTAAAAAATCTTGTATTGCGTTACCATGCTTCTTCATATTATTATATCCAAACTGGCCATTCTCTTCTTAGTAGAGTTAAAACCTGTGTCATATTTTTATCTCCTTTTCTATATTTGTATTCTATGTTTCCGATAATATATATCCCAGATAAAACTGAGTCTCTTAGTTCTTCTGAGTCTTCATATATTTTAAGATCTTCTTCTATCATAGTAATATATTCATCTATAGCAGCTTGTCTATCTCCACTTACGTTATGATCAATCTCTTTTAATTTTTCAATATCAAACCTGATCTCTTCTACTGTAGTTGGGTCTTGTATAAAAATACCTACTGGAACCTGTTGGTATTTATATAATGCCATGTTTGCGTTTTCTAATTCTACTATTAAGCTTATCTTATTAACTTCTTCAATGTTGTGTAGATTTTGTATTGCTGCATATTTATAATTATCATGCGTATTACCGAATGTCGTAGTACCACTATGCTTTCCTAAAAACTTATACTTGATAATTTCTTCTTGTTGATTATCTCTAGCTCCTGTCATATTTAAGGTAAAGCTTCCATCTTTTATTTTATTACTTGCGAGCGGATTCACCTCAAATGATAAATAATTAGCTATAGAATTTGTTTCTGTTAAATCCCCAAAATCATAATATTGCAAAACCCTCGTATATCCATTTTTCTTATTAGTGACTCCAGTGTTGTTTACAAGTTTATAACTTTTAATGTAATTTCTAGTGCCTTTAAAAGAATATATGTTTGACAAAATTAACGGCGCATCTATCTGATTTATATTTTTATTATCATCTGGATAAATTGCAGTATTTTCACTAGATACCATAAGACTTTCTTCCAATTCATCATCCACGCTATTAAACTGAGCATTAACATCTACAAAGTTTAAATAATAATACATGTCGACGTAAGAATCGAAGAACGATTCTTCATCTTTATATGAATGCATAGAAGTCTTTTTAATAAAATGTTCTAACGTATCGAACGCGTTGATTCTTTTCATTATGTCATTACTATTTTCTATATTACTAGCAAAGCCAATTTGCAGTTCATCTGCTGTGCTAAGTAAGTGATTAAAGCTACTATCTTCTTCATATGATTTACAGTCTTCTTTAAAAATTTCTGGTATATACAAGACGCCGTCAAATCTATATACATCATTGGTCTTTGATGCTACAGAGTTTATAAAAAAGTCGCATCTAATTGGTTTATATACATTATCATCTGGTGATGCTATATACAACTCAATTAAATCCCCATCTCGTGGGTATGATCTTTGTTTAAACATTCCCTGTGCATCTGAAACTGAAAGATTAAGTACTGGTAAAAAACCATGCATGTTAACACTAAATTTAAGAATGTCTTGTTGCCCAAATTCATATGCATTAATTCTAATCACGGGTACTTTATCGCCGTATTCTTTACTTATATCTATAGTGTCTAAATCTGGTATAGTAATGTCATTTATATCTAAAGAAGGCTCTGATATAGTTAGTATGTTCTTTTTAATGCTGCTCATATATTATCTTCCTGCATTTTTATCACAGAAGTTTGCAACTGTTTCTGCATCTATATCTTCTGCTTTAACTAAATAGTCTGTAGCATTGCTAGTTGATCTAAATAGTTCATTACTTGCTGAGTATGAAACAAAACAATCTGGATGTGTATCTAAGACGCTTTGTAATGCATCATCCATATATGTTTTATTTTCTTTTATGCATGCAAGTTTTTCTGCTATATTATCAAGATCTGAGCCTTTAATAATTAGCGTGTCACCGTCGCATGTGTTTAATTCTATACTTGTATCATTTTTAGTATCTTCACAATCGCTTTCTGTTTCATTAGAAGTATCTCCAGCACTACCACTGCTTCCACGAGTACCTTTTGGGAGTACAATCTCATCATTACTCCCACGATTTTTTTCAACAAAAACAACATCCCCTAAGCTAGATAATCCCCAACGCCCGGGTGGTGGTTCTGGGTTCCAGATCCAGACATTCCCACCAGCATCTGTGTATGGATTGCTTAGCATCGGCGGTGGGTTTCCGCTTGGAGAGCCTGCTGGTGCTATAATCGAACTATCTACTAGTGCCCAATGCCCAGGTGCCGGAACGCTAACCCATGTCCAAAAATTACCATTAATATCTGTGTATGGATTGCTTAGCACCGGCGGCGGGTTTCCGCTAGGAGACCCTACTGGCGCAATAATCCCATTAAACAGAATTAAGTCTTGTTCATTGTTTGTTTTAATTTTTTTCCCTCTTAGTAAATCACCCAGCTTTTCAAAATTTACAGTTAATGCATTACTCTTTTTACCAGAAAGCCCTAAAGTAGATTCACCATCTTTTCGTGTAATACCAGCTTCATTGTCTTTTAGCATATTGGGCGGTAAATTTTCTGCTGAAGCCTTTTTAGTATTGAGAGACTTTAGATACTCTAGCCTTTTCTTATCAGCTTCTGACATCTTCTTTTTGTTTATAAACTGGTCTTTCGGTTTATTTTTACTCTTTTGAGATTTCTTTACTGCAGCTGTAATATCAATCAAATATGGGATATGTAATATATCATCTTCTTTAATGGAAAACGGGTTTGAAATACCATTAAACTTTAAAATAATATCTGCATACTTTGGAGTATTATAGTATGATATCGAGATTAAGTCTGGCCTCATTTCTTCGTGTTTAAAAACTGTGTGCAAAAATTCTGGCTTTAAAGAGCCATCCAGGTTTATTGTAAGATCTACCATATCTTTTTGTAAAGTACTGTTCTTTACTATGGTCTTTTTATTAGTAAGCGTTGTAAATTGCATATTAGTGATTTATTGAATTAATAACATGATTTTTTAGTGCATGGTTAGCATTGTATTCGTTTGACATTCCAGCATTCATGTGTTTATACTGCATCTTAAGATCTTCATTCATCGCTGGAAATTTCCCAGATAATAGCCCGTCTGTTTCTGGATTCGTCCCATATACTGATGCTTTATTTCCTTCATACCCTGAACTGAGAAAATCTACAGAAGGCGACCCTTCTCTTGGTTTCTCTGGGTCATAATATAATCTTCCTCTACCGCAATTAAACATACTTTCAATTTCAGATTTATCTCTTGCTCTACCAGGCTTTAACGTAACTGTCATTTTTAAGCCAGATGGAAAATCATCAAAACCAAGTGGCCCTTCAAACTCAAATTTAGCATCTTCTAATACTAAATTCCCAATCATTGCAACTGGATTTAAAGGGTTGCCAATTGTTAAATGCCACTGACCCACTGGATCTCCACTTAATAAAGCTTTAACTACTTGATGATTCTGCTTGCCTGCTATAGTTTTCATAAAAAAACTACCTAATGTATTGCTTGTAATCTTACTGAGAGCATTTCCTGCTTTCTTAAACCACGAAAGCCAGCCTTCTGGTTGTGTTCCATCTTCCTCAGAAGTTAAAGTATCAATCATGGTTTTCATGTCTTGAAATGCAGTTTCTGTAAATTTTTTATAGTCTCCTTCAATTAAAGCATTATAATCGCCCAACGGTTTGCCTGCTCTAAAATTAGGCTTCATTCTAGACTCGCCTCCCCAGAATGGTGCGGTGTTATATGTCAATATAAGCAAATTAGAAAATAAATCAAGAAAATTAAGTTTTGGATTAGCCCCATCAATAGCTCTTAAGTCATAATAAAAATTAAGAGTAAACTCCTGCTCATACTTTAAGCCCCGTTCTTGCATTAATACTTTGTGTATAACATTCAATGGCCCATGAATAAAATTTGGGTAAGTTTCTGCTAGCGGATCTGAGCCTTCAAAGTTCTTTAAATTTGCAGTCTGTGCTGGATTTAAGCCTTGTCCAGCTGTTAGCATTGATTGAAAAAAGCCGCTATCGATTTGACCGATGCCACTATCTGCCATAGAGCCACCAGTTGCATCTAAAGTCTGTGAAACACCTTCAACTTCTCCCCAGTTAAAGCCAACACCGAAGTTTAAAATTTCAGAAAGTTTATTGTTAGTAGCTTCGCTTATCCAGGTTACAGCCCTTGCCATATCTGGTGTTTCTGTGTTATGCCAGTCTCCATCTTCATCTTGGGCTGAATTTTCAAATAAATTATCTGCATGTGGTATTGCAAATCTTCTTAACGTAATTAGTTGATTATTTGGGATCTTACCATAATATCTAGCTGACATAAAATCTTCAGCTGTAAACGTACTAGCTGTAAATGCAGATAGATTATTAATAATGTTTTTTGCTGTTGGGTTCTTTGAGCCAGGAGAGCTCACGTTTGCCCAATTTTCTAATAAATATGCGTCTTTACTTAAATTATTCCCATTAAACGGCATGCCAGAGTATTGAAATAAGCTATGACGATTATAGCTAGCTTCAACTCCTTTACCAAAATCTTTAACCTCGCTTGGTGTTATTTTTTGTTTTTTTATCTGTTTTTGCTCATCATATGTCGGCATATACTAAAAAGTTTTATTTATTATATTTATCTTAATTATATTATAAATATTTGGCAAAATACTCCCATGTATCATTTTTAACTAAATCTCCTATAAACTTTCTAAGTCTCAAGTTAAAAGCATGTAAAGTGTTCATTTTATATTGCCCAGTATATGAAACTCTTAAAGCATATGTTTTAATACTGCTTAAACTATCTTCAATGTAATAATCTTGTAATTTATTAAATATTTCTATAAGAGAAGGCAGTGTTTTAGTACACATGACAGAATCAACAACATAATAAAGTTTCGCTTGGTTTTCATATGCATTAAATTCGTTTAGCAGCATTTCATTTGAAGTTATTTCTTTTGCTTTAACTTTATTAATAATAGTTAACGGTAGTGATTGCTTACTGGTACCGCTTAATCTATAATGATGCTCAGACTCTATGAAATTTTTCTTAATGAACGTAAATGAATCATGAAAATGCGTTAGCTTAATTAAATATTTTGGATTATATTCGTCGTATTTTACATCCATGATTATAGCTTTAACTGGAAATAAAATTCTGGGCTTAGGATATAAACTTAATAGTGCAGCAATTTTCTCACCAGTATTGAATAGCCTGTGTTCTATAAATTTGTGCTTTTTCTTGTTTGAGTGCATTATGTATGTAAAGAGACTATAGAAGAAAACCCTTCTATAAAAGAAGGTGAGAAGTCGTAATCATTATAGTTTATTAATACAATTTCAAAAACTAATTCTTCTATTGCTGCTTTAGATATAGATTTTTTAACTTTTATGATATTTTTTTCATCAATAGAATCTAGCTTGTAAAGTATTGCGCTTATATCTGGCTTCTCTATTGCATTATTTACTCTTCTATGTATATCTAAATTTATAAGAAGAGGAGAAGGCTCATGCCCTAGTACATCATTTTTTATTAATTTACTAGAAATATCGCTATAGTCGATTTTAGTATATTCTTTACTTGATTTTTTATAATATGTTAAAAATGCATTTTTTGATTTAGTGTATACAAATCTAAATATCGTTCTCTGTTTAATTGAAAGTTCTTCACTCATTTATTACTTCTTTTTTATGTAGCTTAATAAATTTTTTAACTTTATTAATAATTGTTTTTTCAACATTTAAAAAAATGCTTTCTTTATCTATGCTGTTTATTGCATACGACTCTATGCAAAAATCTACTTCATCTCCAAATGCTTCTTTCATTATATCATATAGCGAAGCAGGTGGGAGCGATATATCAATTTCTATGTTTACTTTTGTTTTATTAGACTTAAGCTTAGTAAGTAAATCCATAATTGGACTTATTTTAGTTTCAACTTTCACAGGGTCAGACCTATCTTCGTTAGCTATCTTAGTAGCTTCTGTCTGTGTCTTATTAACAGGCAATTCTGGATTATCATCATTTATTAGCATTAAGAATTCACTTTTAACATTACTAAATATTTTTGTACCGTCTATAAAATAAGTGAATTTGTCATCTTCTCTATCAAATTCAACAACTTTTCCAAAATCATCACCTTTAATCCATTGATATTTAATTTTTTGTCCCATAGCTATATACTATTATTTATTAATTATATAGCTTGTGCTTCTTTTGTTTCTTACTTTAATATAACGTCGCTAGAATTGCTAGAGACTTCTTCTCCTTCAGCGCTAATAGATCCACCATCATACACATCATCGCCTATACTTTCACTATCAAATATCAGTTCATTTTCATATTCAGGCTTAAACGCAGCTTTTTGTATCAATATAGAATTTGTCAAAGTCTTGTAATTTATTAGATCTTCTTTCTTAATATACATCTTTTGCAGTATGTTGTCGTTTAGCTTAGATTTAGTATTGTATTTCATTACATTAAAATATATTGCAAATAATTCTAGTGCATCTACATCAAAATTACTTAATTTGTTTAAAATGTTATCTGGAAGCAATGTCGAAAGATCTTTAACTTTTAGTAATATTTCTTTGTACATGTCTAACGTTTGCATAATTATATTTCTAAATGCTTCTACAGAATCACCTCTATTAACTATAATATGTTTTATATTCGAAATTCGCATAATATCATATGCTTCTTTTCTTCTACTAAGATGCACCCCTATTAGCTCGACTATATTGCCTTTACTATATAAATTTTCATTGCTTAAACTAAACATTTCATGCTGAATATAGCCTCTGCTTAAATCACCTCTAAATTTCTTTAATACATCAGCTGTAAATATATTATCTAACACATGGGCCTTGTTCATTAAAAAAACATGAGACATGAAGCTGCTTAAATCATTAAACAATAGTATTTTCCCTTTATGTCTTATTTTTATATTACTAACTTCAAAGCCAAAGCCTATAAGCGAGTTAAACGTTTGAATAAGTATATTATATGTAATTAAATCTAATATCATCTTTTAAATGTAGTTATTTAGGTGCTTCTGCATCTGACTTAGCTGCAGCTATTGCATCTCTATCTGATTCTGCTGCGTCTTTCACATCATCAATTTCGCCTTTAACCAAGTCTGATGCGTCTTTCACATCATCAATTTCGCCCTTAACCAAGTCTGCTGCGTC